TGACCTACGCTAAGCCTTACATCACTGAAGTGCGGTCGCCCGTAGGCAAGTTCAAGTCACACAATAGCTGTGAGTTAGTAGACTTCCTTACTCCAGAGGACAGAGCCTACTACGAGGAAGCTGAGATTAGGCTGGCTGAGAAACAGAACAAGCTGGAACAAGAAGCAGCTGAACACAACGAGACTCCCTCAAGATTCCAACTGTTGGCTATCCTTGGTGAGTTCTGTAAGTCTGCGGAAGTCTGTAAGTCTGGTGTGTTTGCTTCAAAGATACATGAAGCTGTGCAGAATGGCAAGGCACCCGGTGTTGCTTGTCGTTATAGGCAACCAGTTGCTAAGACTATCCGTATGCTGGTTAAAGACTATGGCTATTCAAGAGATGATATCTCTGTTATCTGGGGTGGTGATGAGTTGCAGAACTGTAAGCTAACCCTTGAAGATGCTCAGCGATTAGCGCAGAAGATAGCTGATGGTGAGGAGATATCACCCACGCAGAAGAAGCAAATTCTACTGTTGCTTACAGAGACTGAGGCTGAGAGAGAAGAGAGACTGCATGACTATGGCGGTGATCTACGCCTAGGCTCACAGTCTAGAGAAGAGAGACAGAAAGAGATAGATAGATTCCAAACAGGGAAGTCTATCATTGCTCTGTTTACCTTTGCGGCCGGAGGTACTGGTCTGTCACTACATCATACGGATATAGACACGAAAGGAAGAGCCGTTAACCTGCGCCCAAGGCAAGGGTTCTTGACTCCAACTTACTCAGCTCAGGACTTTGTTCAAGGTCTAGGTAGATTGCATAGGTCTATCTTCTCCCTCTCTGACACAGAGCAGAGGATTCTGTTCTTTAAAGGAACAGTAGAAGAAGACGTAATGGCAAGAGTGTCTCTTAAGTTGCGTTGTTTCAAGAAGGTTGTATCTTCTAGGGAACAGTGGGACTCAGCTATCTGGGAAAGAGGTAAGCCTAAGGGTGAGCTTGAGAAAGAACTTAACGCTGAGCTTGAGAAGAACAGAGATAACTTAGACGAAGAGTACAATGACGATGACATAGCAGGATACGAAGAAAATGAAGATTAAAGTAACAAAAGAACATATAAACAAAGGCGAAAAACACGACGCTTGTAAATGTCCCATAGCTCTGGCTGTATGTGAGGCACTGGGTAGAACAATAGTCGAGACACCCATAGGGCATATGACTTACCCTGTAGAAGTAGACAACTCGATTCTGGTGCTTAGGGAAGACGAGAATGTCTATGATGATTATCCAATAAATGAAGAGATATATAACTTCATTGGCAACTTCGACGCAGGGCAACAAGTAGAACCCTTCGAGTTTGACTTGGAGCGAGTATAACACTATGGACCTATCAGACATACTAAAACAAAACGGAGTAGATCCTAAGACAGTGGCTAAGTTTAGGTCATCGTCAGCTAATCAGGAAGTCTACATAGATGCACAAGGTAAGAAGCACTTCGGTAAGGAAGCCATTAAGCTTAAGCAGAAAGAGTTCAAGGACAGGCAAGAACAGTCCGCTTCACCTGAGTTGTCACCTGCTACTGTGGTAAGAGACACAGAGTATTGGTTGGACAAGTTCGTTACGGAAGAGTTGGTTGACCTGAAGCGACAGGTAAGAAACGTCGCGCCGTTAAGTGATCCTGTCATTATCACCGCGCCCACGGGTAGTGGTAAGGAGCTAATAGCTAAGGCTCTGCATGGCGGTAAGCAAGGGAACTTCGTAGCAGTTAACTGCGGTGGATTCCCTGAGCATCTGTTTGAATCAGAGATGTTCGGCCACGTTAAGGGTAGCTTTACCGGCGCCATTAACGACAAAGATGGGTTACTCCAACAAGCACACAACGGAACTATCTTCATCGATGAGATTAGTCTGTTGCCTAAGTTCATGCAAGGTAAGTTACTCCGGACTCTACAAGAGAAGACCATCCGTAGAGTAGGAGCTAACCATGAAGAGTCTATTAACTGCCGAGTAGTAGCAGCGACTAACCGTAGCGTGGATCATATGATGGAGACAGGTGAGTTCATGGAGGATCTCTACTGGAGGATCTCTACTATAGAGTTGAGTATACCCTCACTGAAGAGTCGGCATAATGATTGGGAGCCTATTGCTAAGTCATTGGGTTGCGATGTTAGATGGTTGGCTGAGCTGCGAGCATACTGTAATTCAGAACTACATGAGCTAGACGGTGGTGTTAGAGAACTACAACGTTGGGTGAGAAGAAAGCAACTTGGGTTATAAGTTAGATTACCCACAGTATTCTTGGCACGATTCTTGCTATATTCAATGCAGATACACAATCAGTATGACGTATGCCTAAAGAAATCACACAAGCAGATATCGAGATTCTGAAAGTTCGACACCCAGAACTCTACGAGAAACTACAACCAGCCCGTGGGGTTAACAACCGCTGGGGTAAGAACACTAATCCGAGCTACTACTCGGAGCACTATGCTAAAGAAGTGCAACCTGTTATTGATAGGCTACTAGAGACAGGAGGGAAGACAGTGTTAGTTGCTAAGGAACAGTTCGAAGGACTAGCACTGTCTTCCTGTAGGATGAAGATGACTAACGGGTTCTACTATCTTGTAGACTTCATGGATGTAGATGGTAAGTATGCCTCTATTGAGAACATGATTAAGTTCCAGAAGAACAAGACAGGTATTCTAGTGTCGTTCTCTTTTGCTGTGCTTAATCCAGAGAATGACCCGACTAGAATCAAACAGTCTCAGAAGCCTATTAAAACTTTGGCTGCCTCTGACGCACCGAGTGGTGCTAGTGGTTACGTAACTGTTAAGCCTGAAGGCTGGCGTGGTGAACTGGAAGAGTTCGTTGATAACCCAGCGTCGCCTGAGTTGGACAAGTCTCAGCTGGTTCTTACTGCTGAGGATAGGGTTTATGCTGAGGAGTTGTTGAGTTGTATTCCTATGGTTGAGTTTACTGTAGGGAATACTTTCATTAAAGCCCGCCGCACTGTATGACCATAACTGAACTACTTGGAACTTCCGTTGAGGAGTTGGAGGCTATGACTGATGATGAGTTGGTCAAGCACGTAGAGCCTTACCTAAACATAACGCGGCCGGAGTTAGCCGCAGCTAAACTACCTACCAGAACAAAACAAACTAAAATAAATAAACCAAAGAAATACACAAGATCAAACAACGCAGCGTTAATGGCTGGAGCTAAGGCTCTGTTAGCTGGTGATGTTGCTAAAGCAAGACAAATATCTAAAGGACAAATATAAAATGTTAAACGGTCTGACCTTAGAAAAACTAAGAGAAGCACAAAGAATCCTAGCAGAAGACGAAATACTGGAGAACCCATACTACAAATATAAAATGAACAAACAAGAACAATTTAATTTCAACAATGAAGAAGGACACTCACCTAACCTGAACGTCCATGAAGACTATGAAGATGAGCATGCGTTTCTCTACGCGAAGGACTTGGAGAAAATCTTCAACGGACATAACACGATGACCAAGCTGCAGCAGCAGCGGCATAACCTACTCCGTGGGCAGGTTAGGGATCTACGCTGCGTGTTGAATGACAAACGTGATGCGTTGGTTATAGCTACTCGTGCAAGGCAAGTAGCTGAGGAACAGTTGGAGACTCTGAAAAGATACGCATCGGCGAAAGCTCTAAAGAAAGCAGGACTCTAATGGGAGAAGAGAAACAAATCCTCTACGTTGACGCTACTGGGTTGAAGAACTTAGCTTGCTCAAGGAAGTATTCTCTGGCTGTGTTGAATGGGTTTATTCCTAAAGGCTCACAGAATAAAGTAGCTACGTTCTTTGGTAGTTGTTTGCATAAGTTTGCAGAAGAGTTCTACCTTAATGACAAGAGTGTTCCGGCTGCGTTGGGTCCTATGATTCAGATGTGGAATGATAAAGAAGATGTCTTGCAGTACAAGCAAGGTAACTTCGGCAACCAGTATCTCAACTCAGCTAAGCTCATGGAGTGTGCTCATGCTGTTGGGAAGTATCTGACTAACGACGTTGATACGGAGATCTTGACAAAGGATGAACACGTCTGCACTGAGTTGAAGTTTGCTATTCCTTTCAAGCAAGATGATAAGTTTGAAGTAGTTGTCTGTGGGACTATTGATAAGATGGTCAAGATAAACAGAGGGACTTACTCACTGGGTGACTATAAGTTTACCCGACAGTGGGGTGATCCTAACAAGTATCTTAACGCGTACAAACTCGACCCTCAGCCTAGGCTCTACTGGTGGGCTATTAAATGGATGGCTAAGCACACGCAGTCAGAGTTCTACGACCAACTAGTGTCTATGCCTTTAGGGTTCTTCATTGACGCTGGGTTTCATTCTAAGAATGACTTCAAGATACAACGCTCTGAGGTGTTCTATGATAGTGACTCCAACGAGGATGAGTTTGACGCAATGCTTAACGCGGCGGTTAATGAGATCATTGAGATCGCTAAGATTAAAGACGGTTATCCAGCTCGAGAGGGTATTATTAAGGGCTGCTGCAAGACTATCTATGGCGAGTGTGACTTTGCCTCAGTCTGTCAGGCTTCTAACAAGGGCGCGGCTAACGCTGTGCTTGGGAGTAGGTTTGAATACAGAGAGTTTAATCCTCTAACGCAATGGTAGACAATATCATAATACAAAACCTACAGCAGGAGAGCGCCGTTATGGACACGGCTTTCCGTACGAGTAGGACTGACACTGAGGGTATGCTTAAGGGCATGGGTTATGTTCGGCAATACCAAGCTGTGCTAACTCTGTCACGTAAGTTTGCAGCTAACGATGTACAGTATGAGCTCGCAGCTAAGCACGCGGTCAGGCTGTTGTCTCAGACTATACATAAGGAAACTATTGCAGCTCTGCAAGAGATTCGTACGCATGCGTTTGCGTTTGACATAGAGAACATAGTCAAGGAAGTAGATAAGCTAGAGGCTAAACTGGTATGACTATCCACGAGGTCATAAGAGAAAGGCTGTTGGTTAAGTCTGGCCTAGCTAGTCCGCCACCGCCAGCGTATACTACTAAGCAAATGCTAGATCTCTTTGAGTCTGAGGCTACGCCAGAGTTTCATAAGCTAATGACTAATCGTTTAGTTATGGGTGCTGTTAGGTATGGTAAAGTAGAAGACGCACAGCATGACAAGTATGGATGGAATGGTAAGAGTTCGCAGAGAATAGACAGGGCCATAAATAAACTAAGAACATGGGCATTCACTGGTAACGATGAGCTGCTAATTGACGCCGCTAACTACTGTGCCTTGGAGATGAAGTATGGTAACCATCCTACTAAACACTTCCATGCTACTGACGATGAAGATCACTGTGAAAAAAATAAAGAAATGAACATACAAGAACACGATTACAAAAACCTAACAGCAACCATACGTGGTGTGCTGACAATGCAAGGCGCAGGTGAAGTGCTGGATGATAAGGAACAAGAACGAATGGCTGAGTCTTTGGCTAACTTTGTTACCTTCTCTTCTGCTAAGTATATAGCTGGACAAAAAGAACATGGAGGTAAGATCACGGATAGAAATCTGCTACACGAATGTAAGATGGAGAACACGGATCTCTTCTGGTATCTCGCAGCGATGGAATGGAAAGGAAAGCAAGATGCCTAAGTTTGAAGAAGGCGCTAAAGTAAAACACGTGAAAACTCAGCGGCTGTATAAAATCGTAATGTCGCCTGATTCATACCTGCGTATTGAGAAGACACTAGAGCCCGCTTACGTGTACAGAAGCTACGAGTCACCGCACACTAGATGGGTTCGACCTGCAACTGAAATGGAAGATGGAAGGTTTGAACTAGAATGCTAACAGCTAAAGATATAGAAGTCCATTCGATGGAACCGGATGACGCGCAGAAAGCTGCTGGTCATGCTAAGATATTCACCGCTATTGTTGCGGCTAAGTGGGAGCTACCCATTAGTAAGTTAGCTATGGGTTCGCCTATGTGGGACCGCATGGAGTCAGAGGCTTGTGTTGATCTAACTAACCAAGCGTTAGTGAGTATCTATAACGATGTATTCCAGTTGCCTAGGGAGTTGATTAATGTTATCCGAGAGAACAAAGATGATGTGCCTGATGAAGTGTTGGGCGCTGTTGAAGTTCTGTTGGAGAAGATGAATGGCATGTTGGTTTTAACTGATAGATAAATCGAAATGATAAACAAAGAACTGATAGAAAAACTAAAAGAACATAGAAACTACCATACATCCTGCTGTAAAATATGCAAACACTACACAAGAAAAGACAAAGGCAAGATCAGAAACATCTGTACGTTAGACAAATCAGTGGAGTTCCCTGTGAGTGTTAACGCAAGGTGTGATTTCTTCGAGAAGAGGGAGGGTGTTTAATGGACTCTGATCTACTAAACCTAGGCTTCAATCTAAAAGAACAGAAGCATGTTAAGGTAAACCTAGGCATGGCTGGCCATAGCGGCGCCGGTAAGACCTACTCAGTATGCAACTCCTTCCCTAACGTCGTAGTGGCGGACATGGATAACGGGTTGTCTGCATTCCAAGGCAAGGATATTATCTCCTTCCCTTTCTATAACTCCGACTGGTGCCAAGAGCAAGGTGCTAAGAAACTCAAGGGCAACATTGACGGACTGCCTATCGCCTGCACTAACCGCAGGGATTTGTTTAAGAAATTCGTAGACGAGAAGTTCTCTCAACTGGACTCCAGCTACACGCTGTTCATTGACAGTTGGTCTAAGGTTCAGGAGTTCTTCGACGAAGCTACTAACTGCCAGCCTGCTATGGGTAGTAATGGAAAGGTTGATACCTTCTCCTTCTGGCGGCGTAAGATTACCTACTCTGAGCAAGTCATGTCTGCTCTTATGTCACTGAAGTGCAGCGTCGTTGTTGCGTTTCATATGTACAAAGAGACAGACGAGTATGGCCGGGAGACTGGTAAGTATTTTCCTTTAATGCAAGGGAAGTTTAAGTCAAAGGTTCAGTCTTACTTTGACAACTTCTTCGTGCAGCACTGCATCACGCAGACGGATGCTAAAGGAGAAGACAGACGGGAAAAGAAAGACAAGAAAGGTCGGCTGTTGTTTCCCCAGACGGAGTTGTTGAGTGAAGAGCTTAACTATCTCTGGCAAGTTAGGAACTCAGTTGACGTAGATAGTAAGTGTGCGTTGCCCGGGGTTGAAGGACCCTTCGTTCCGGCTACGTATAAATCAATAGAGAAAGCTTTCTCCTAAGCACCTACGTTTAGGACACGGTAAACCAAAACAAAATAGATAAATACAAAAAGTAATGATTAAGAAATCCGAAACCAAAGCACTGAGCAGCAACGTCCTCCCTCGCGATAAGTACATCTTCCGTGTGAAGAAGTCGGAGCACAGTATCTCTAAGTCATCCGGCAATCCTATGATTGTTCTGGACAACGAGATCGTCGAGCCGGAGATTGTTGAGAACGAAGATGGTGTGGAACTCAAGACGGATAAGATTTCCGTCCGCCACTGGTTGTCTCTCTCTGAGAAAGCTGCGCCGTTCACGTTCGAGTTCTTGGAGAAGATCGGGCTTGGGGATATTGAGGAACTGGATGAGAATCTGGACCTCAGTGTGTTCAACGACGTTAAGTTCCAAGCGATTCTTCGTGCTGAGGAGCGCGTGGAGATGGGTCGTGATGGCCAGCCCATTACGGATGATGATGGTAATCCCATTAAGTCTGGAGTTAACTACTCCCTTGGGACTATCATCGGCCCGGCTGATGCGGAACTGTAAGTAATGCCAACTACTTGTGTGGCCCCGAGCAAGTTAAAATAACTCGGGGCATTTACTTTTACTAATGAACACGAAAGAATTTATAACTAACTGCCAAAGAACTTCCGCTGAGATTACGCCGGAAGTATTGCGTAGGTTAACTGACGCCGAGGTTGTTCAGACTTTAGTCTGGCGATTGTTGGAGATGAAGTCAGCAGGGAACGAGTTGGATATATTGAAGAAGCATATCTTCTATGGTAAGGCTATTGATCCTGATGACTTAGATAAGACAAGCGTCACACAAGACAACAAGAAAGAGACTATGCTCTTTGCTGATAAGCCTAAGCTTATGCATGGGATTATTGGAATAGGCTCAGAGTATGCTGAGTTGTTAGAGAATCTCTTTAACGATCAGTTCGATAAGGCTAACGTGGCCGAAGAGCTTGGTGATTTGCTATGGTATATCATTGAGGTTATGGTATCGCAGGACTTGGTTATGGGTGAGTGTATGTGGCGCGTGGTAGAGAAACTTAAGGTTAGGTTTCCGGAGAAGTTCACAGAGAAAGATGCAGCAGAGAGGAAGGATAAACTTTGCCATCCTTGCCTAGGCACAGGAGTTCGCTATCACGTAGGTTCAGAGGATGAATATGAATGTGGTATATGTAACGGAACAGGAGAATTGAAATGACCGTAGAAGAACTAACAGACGAAGAAATCCTGCGGTTGATGCGGATAAATAAGCTAGAGATTATCCAAGAAGCAGCCAACCGCTGGGAGAAGCTAATGAACAAACCAAAGGCTCTCACCGACTCTGACTACCCACCTATTGGTAAGCATGTAAAAGACGGCCCAAGTCCGCGCAAGTTAGGCCAATGCTCTAACGTCTACCTCAAGTATTTCCTCACACAAGGCTGGGTAAAGGATAAGCACCCTGAGTTCTGGAACTACCTGCAGAAACACAAGGAAGTGATTCAACAAGGATGAGATTCCCTCCACTGTTAGACTACTGTGGCTTGACCATAGTAATGGACAACCCCTCACGTTTCGACGTCACTAGAGAAAGACTAGCCACTGGCTCAGCTGGTGATGCGCTGAACGAGGGGTTGTCCACCTTCACAACAAGAGCACGTTGCGATGTTAGAACACTGGACTCAATGAAAGAAGGACTTTATGAAGGAACCAAATGTATATTGTTTCTGGGTAAACGTTGCATTGATTTTGTTGGGTTGGATTATCATCTTAATGAGTGTCGGGGATCTGTCTTTCGCTACAGGAATATTCCTTGTATATTTAGCTACTTGCCTCAGGATGCTGTAGATCCCATAGATCATGAGGGCAAAGCTAACAAGCTTGCCTATGTCTACGACGAGGATGCTGAGGACAAGTCTAGTAACGACAAGTCTTCTCATGGGAAAACCTCTAGGCAGAACTGGATGTTCTGGTTTAAGGCTGACGTAACTAAGGCGGCCCGAATAGCGCACAACGACACTAGAGGTCTAGTGAACTACAAGACTGACATCTTCCCTAACTCAAAGAACGTAATAGAAATACTAACAGAAACTAAAAATGAAGACCTGTATCTTGATATTGAAACTGATATCAATTGCAATATCACTTGTTTGGGTTTCGCTTTGGGTGGGAGTCCGACTTACGTTATTCCCTTCCTCCGATACGACTATCGATTGGGGTATTCCCCGAAGGGATTCGCAAGGATCTACAGAGCTCTTGCCATATGCATGTCACGTAATACAATCGTTGCCCACAATAGCATGTTCGATCTGCTCATCCTTGGTTATAAGTATCGTCTACCCTTTGGTAATGCTGTGTATGATACCATGCTCGCTCATCACAGATGCTTTCCCGAAGTCGAGAAGTCTCTAGGACACTGTGTTGCTTTCTGGCTGGATGAAACTTACCACAAAAACGACGGGGTGTTCATGCCGCATAATGCTAAACAAGAAGAACAACTATGGATATACAATGCGAAGGACGTAGCTACTACACGTGCGGTGAAGAACAGGATAGATCACTATGCGATGACAGTCTCAGGCTTGCCGGAGAGTATTGCACAGGCAAACTCTATGGTCCGCCCTTACCTCATCAACAGTCTGCAAGGGATAAGGTACAGCCAAGACGAATTGAATCGTATCCGGAAGAAAAATGCTAGAGTAATGACTCAGCAGCTGAGGATACTCAGAGCCTTAGCTGGCAAAGATATTAACCCGAACTCCAACAAGGATGTGCCGGGTTATTTTTATAATGACCTTGGCTATACGGTGTTGGCTAGGTCAGAGAAAACTGGCGCGCCTAGTTGTGGTGCTGGTGAGTTATACAAAATGAAATTGAAACACCCAGATAACGCCGCTATAGATACGATCATGGCGTTCAGAAAAATAAAGAAAGAAAACGGAATGCTAAAGTTTAACCCTTGGAAAGAGTTAGTTTAATATGAAAGTAATGCTCGCGCACAGAAAATACGAACAGCAGAAAATCCATCTGCCTATCTTCGCTCAGCCTAAGCTCAATGGAATAAGAGCCTACGCTAAGTGGAGTAAAGATGGAAGCTCTGTTGTTATCGCCACTAGAAACAACGTCATTATACCTCAAGAGGTTTTGCCTAGGCTGTATAAAGGAATGGAAGCCTTGCCTAAGGATACTATTCTAGACGGTGAACTCTATGTACACGGCTGGCCTTTACAGAGAATTCTCGGCGCCGTTAACCGCAAGACACCGAACGAGGATAGCGAGAAGGTTAACCTACACTGTTTCGATTGTTACATACGTGGCAAGAAAGCTGCTTCCTTTGCTGAACGATTCATGCACAAGTCTTTGATTCATTTCCCTTTGGGTTCAGGACTAGAGCATGTCTTTACGCAGTCTATTACATCACTGGATGACTTGGATCATTTCCACGTGGCGTGTGTGTCTAGAGGTTATGAAGGCACGATGATTCGTTATGGTGCTTGTCAGTATCTACAAGACAAGCGTAACCCTCAGCTAATGAAACGCAAAGACTGGAAGGATATGGACTGTGTTATTCTTGGAGTTAATGAAGGGAAGAAGACTGAGATAGATGGGAAATATCAAGGAACAACAGGTAGTCTTCGTCTTAGGGTTGAGGATGGCGAGGAAGAGTTCAGTGCTGGTTCAGGTCTTACGGATAAGGATAGAGATGAACTCTGGGAGAAGCGTAAGGATATCAAGGGCAAGGCTAAGGTTAAGTATGAGATGCTTAGCAATGCAGGTGTTCCTTTGAAACCAGTTATTCTAGGGTATGAACTTAGCTGAAGGCCAACTACCTAGAAACACCTGCTCATGGAAGCTGGCTGGGACTGAGACGTTCCGGCTGGCTTCCTCTATGTTGAGTATAGGACAAGACAACTACGGAACTAATCTACAAAATGTTAAGAAGTCTCTAACTAAAATCTACATCCCTGACGAGGGTAAGGTGCTAGTCAACGTTGACCAATCCGGCGCCGAAGCTCTTGTGGTTGCTCATGAGACAGAGCATGGGAACTTTAGGGAGCTGTTTAAAAATGGAATTAAATCACATGTCTATGTTGCTTTGCACGTATTCGCCGACATCTGGGAGCAAATGCACCCGGACGCCGAAGTGCCCAAGCTACTTACTCTCTCACCAACTAACCTCAGAAAGAACGAAGGTTTTGGATTGGTTGAGAAATCCATCAAACAATCAGATAATAATCCACCTGCCCAAAGATACTACCATATAGCAAAGATGGCTTGTCATGCTCTTAACTATGGCATGAAGCCCAGAACTTTCCAGACTAACACACTACAGAAATCAGAAGGTGAGATCGCTCTTACCTTTAAGGAAGCAGAAAGAATCTACTACGTATATCATGAGCTATTCCCAGAAATCAAAAGATGGCACGCAAGAGTCATTGCCGAACTGCAGTCGGGACGAGTACTTAGAAACCTTTTCAACTATCCTCGTAAGTTTACTCAGCGTTGGAGCGATGACCTTGTTCGACAAGCACTGGCGTATACTCCTCAGTCTACAGTTGGTACTATTACTAATCTTGTTTACGTGCAAATGCAAGACTATATTGAGCGTGAATCTCGTGATTGGGATATGCTTAATAACAAGCATGATAGTGTCCTTGCTCAGGTTCCTATTGGCGAGCAACTAGAAGCAGCTACACAGATTCAGGAGTTTATGGATATGGATCTAGTATCAGCAACAGGCGTTGCGTTTAAGATGGCCAGCGGTGCTGAGTGGGGATTTAACTGGTATCCTTTTAATGAAGAGACTAACCCAGAAGGAATGAGAGAGGTATGAAACAAAGACTAGCAAGAAAAATCCTACAGTGTAAGTCACCACTGCATCGATCTTGGTCGCATGTGCAACAAGCGCGCAAACGTATGAAAGGCGTAAACGGCTGGATCATATGGGAACCCTTTACTATAGACGATTATAGAAAAGCTGCTAAATGAACAACCTTGAACGCTGGCGCAACTACATGCGCGATGTTAATAGCCCAGATAACTTCATAGACATGGGCTTCTACTACATGATAGCTGCTACTCTGCAGAGGAAGGTATGGGTTAACCCAGACCATTGCCCTTTGTTTCCTAACATGTATGCTGTCTTAGTAGGCGGCCCTGCTGTAGGTAAGGGTAGAGTTATCAAGCCGGTCACTGACTTCCTTAACTACTGGAACATAGCTGACTTGAAGAAAGATCCTAACAAACTAATAGCCACGAAGGACAAAGCGGACGAGCTAAGCATGGAAGCATTGCAACAGTTTGAGGAGAAGTCTGGCACAGGAGTTAAGGCGCCGAAGAGGAAAGCACTGGTTCCCATTGCGGCCGACGCTACCACTTACGAAGCTCTGCTCAAGTCAATGGCAGAGAACATCATCATAACCAAAGACGTAGGCAAGACTGCGCTCTCACCTACTGGTAACTACATACATAAGTCATTGGCTTTCTCACTGGAAGAGATGTCCTCTTTGGTTAAGTACAAAGCCAAGGATGTCATTGACTTCATGCTCAAAGCCTACGACTGCGGAGATTATAACTATGAAACAAAACACCACGGGAAAGATAAGCTCAGAAAGATATGTCTCAACTTCTTCGCCGGGACTACACCAAACACTATGCAAAAGTCTATGTCGCAAGATATCCTCGACGATGGGTTTAGCTCAAGAACTATCTTCGTCTTCGAGTTCGCGGCGCGTAAGAATCAGTTCGGCATCTTTGAACATGATGATGAGCAGAAAGAAGACAGAAGGAAAATACTCTGCCAGCTCCATTCTATTGGCAAGCTATTTGGCAGAGTTGAATATACGGAAGAAGCTTACGATTACCTAAGATACTATTTCGAAGAGCACCTGCCGGGAGAGAACGGCCGAGTTAACCGCAACATTAAACTAGACAGTTACTATGGCAGAAAGAACATGCATGTGCAGAAGCTGGCGATGGCCATTCACTTCGCAGACAAGACGGATAAACTTATCACGCTGGAAGAAGTGCAAACCTCTGTGGAGTTACTGAACAAACTGGAACACAACATGCACTATGCTCTATCCTTCGGTGGTAATCCAATTGCTCCTGTGGCTAAGAAGATTATCCAGACTCTAAGAACTGGGCCGAAGACTCACTCCGAGCTTTGGATCGAGTTCACGGATGAGCTTAGGGAACAAGAGTTCGAGGAAGCTATGCGTTACGTAGAGGCTACGTCTTTGGTTATGAAGAACCGCGCCGGGAATGAGAATCAATACATATTCACCAACGGCAAGGTCTAAGGAATCATCTTAGTCTTCGCCTTGTTCACGGCGTTCTGCTTGAAGTAGTTCTCTAACCTAGCGGCCGCTGCTTCCTTACCTTGAGTCTTTTCCAAATGCAACAAATACGAAGCAAACGAAATGGGCATGTTCTTAGGCGATGGCATTGTCTGGTAGTTATTAGACTTTACAGACTGAAGTTCTTTCTTAAGTTTGTATGGGTCACCATCCGCTTTCTCTATCGCTCTTTGAATAAGAGAAGGCACTAACGACGCAGCCTCTTCTAAGTCATCTGTTCTTTTGAATTCCTTAGCCTCAGCGTTAAGGAATTTGTTTGCTCTTATGCTAGAGATTCCAGTAGGCTCGTCGTTGATTCTTTTCCAAACGGAAAGATCCCTATAGCGTTCCTTGCGTTTAGTCTCATCTGAGTTAATATGAGCCTGAGCATAGCGGTAGTTCTGGTTGGACTGAGTGGCAATGGCGTGGACTAACCCACCCATTACATTAAGAGGATCTTCTCCATCCTGAACGGCTTCAACTGCATCAGCTACATTCTGACCAACGGACTCTGTTATGAAACTATACAGAGGAAAGGAGATAGGGTTAGAGTAACCCAAATCCCCAGAGCCTACTGAGGTTAGTAACTTAGCCCCGTCGGCGCCGATCCCCGCAAACGCACCCAACTGGCCGAGTGCAATGATTTTGTAGATGTAGTCGTCCACGTCTGCGTCAGGGGAAAGAAAGGACTCCTCAATGTTAGGATCATGTCCTTCTTTACCTGTGAGTGCAGCGTTAAGCTGCTCGACAGCTGCACCTGATAACAATGTACCGAAGATATAGTTAACCAATGGACCATAATTCCCCTTCTTCATTTCACCAAAGACATCTGTCTTAACGGTGTTATACTTCTCAATACTCCAACGGGCTAAGTTAAAGAACGGTGAATACTGGCCGTCAATAGCCAACCCGGGTAGACCCTCAGCGTCATAAGCACCTTGGACTCTATCCGTAAACTCTTTAGCTATACGTTGTGTAGTATCCTTCGCCTCTACGTCATCCACGGACTTAGTGAATTTCTCTAGCCATTCTTTTGCTTTCTTGTCACCGGCCTTAGCTTGTGCAAGTTTAGTAATAGCTAGCTCTTCGCCTATAGCAAAGGTCAAGTGCCTAGAGAAGTTCTCCAAAGACTGACGACCTCCCCATTTCCTTAACAACTGAGACAACCGAGAGACATGCTTAACGTAGCCATCAGGGCTGGCATACTCTAGGTTACCATAGTGCAGGCTGTCATAGTCCAGCTGAGTAGCACCAGATTCGAGTGCTTTCTTTCTGACGTTAAAGACATTCTGCGCACCCTTAAGAATAGCAGGCAAGTCAGACATAGTTAGATAAGGACTAGCCTGAGCTGGCATTGCGAAGATATCCCGTATGCCAGTACCTACTCCCATGATAGAGTTAGACACAGCCCTCGCCGTTGCCATTATTCTAGCTTGGTTCTTCTTATCCGTCATCATCCTAGGCGCGTCTCCGGCCAGAATACCGAACATCATATCCCTAACCTCAGGGTTATCAGCTAAGTTCTCGTAACCAGTCTTCTCCGAAGCTTTCACTCCTGTTTGATCCACTACGCCAGAGATCCACCTAGCCAGCGGGTCAGCTTGAATAGCCTCAAAGAACGCAAAGTCATGAGCAACGCGACGGCCATAACGTGAGGCCAAGGCTATCGGGTTCTTCTCTACCCAGCTAAACGGTAAGCCTAAACCCTGTGCTTGTCTCAGAGCATTAAACAACGTAGCATCTGAAGTACCTCGGATATTCCTAGCACCAGACACAGCGTCAATGTAGTTCTCATAATACTCATGGGCTTCTTTGTTGGTCATGTTGCCTTCCATCTCAGCCCAGCCAATGAACTCATCTTTAAGCTCACGGGCTCGGCTATCTGTGGCCGCACTGTGGTTGACAAGATGATGGATAACATCCGTAGCAATCATATCCGGAGAGTAGTCAGGGTCTTCCATTATCTCTCTAGAGAACTTCTTCCCATGCTCACCTTCGGATGTCTGAATCTTCATGCCTATCTTCTTATGATGAGCAGCGATTTCTTTCAGATGCTTACGCCAGAGTCCTACTATTTTCTGCTCCTCTTCATTAAGCTTAACAGTTGAGGACTCCTTGTGTCTGGTTTGCCAGAGGTAGCGAGTGATTCTTTCTTCTGAGCCTTTGTCAGGAGTATAGCCGTCAAAGAACATTGCGGCCCGGTTAGCCCAAATGCCCTCATAGTAGCGTTTCTTGCGATAGTATTCGATACCCTTATCAGCTAGGTAAGACTGAGAAATACCACCGCCTGCTGTCTTTCTAACTGACTCTACTCTGGAGTCAAGCCAGCTGTCTAGCTTAATGTCAGAGAGCTTGGAGCTAATGCGGTCCCATACGTTATACTCTTCTATCTCTTGGAAGCGCTTAACCGAAGGGTCTTTCTTTGACTTAGACTTAAGAAGTTTCGCTCCTTCGTTCAGCAGATGATGCAAAGCATTGTCATCGCGTATGCCAAGTAGGTTGCTCAGACGTTTAATCAAGCGACTCCAGACTGTACCGCCATGGTAGTCAATCTTTCTAAGCCGCTCTTGGAAACCTATATTGGTAAAACCTTCAGCGAGGAATTCCTCAAGATTCTGCATACCGTAGGCTTCGTTAAGACTACCTGCTGTTGACTCCCAACTACGGCTAGGCGTGTCTACATCCAGCCGTCTAAGATAGTCATAAAGCATTTCAATTTCTGTTAGTGCTTTTCTATCTACGTCAGACAGCAGATCAAACCTACCATCTCTGTACAGCTTAACCTTTGTTACAGTGCCATTATGAACTAGTTCATGCAGCGCAACCTTAACCAACCGTGCGGTATTCCCTTTATATCCAGCATCAATCTCTGCCCTATACGGAGTGTTTTTCCATACACGGCCGGCAACGCTTTGATAGGAGTCGTGGAATCGTATGTCCAATTGCGTATGTCCGGCCCACTCACTATCGAGTATCTCGTCAGCCAGTACTTTATACTGGGGAATCGTGTCTAAGTGCGGCCGCAGGTTAGTTAAGAAAGACTTAGCTCCTACTGTGTAGCGAACGAGATTCTCATCGAATTGCCAGCTATCTCTACCTCGCTGCTTGGCCTGCTTACCGCCCATTGATTTAATAAACGCAACGTTATCACCAGCTTCTATCTCTTGAAAACGTTTCTGGTTAACCAGTGTTGGTTCTTCTTTGAACTTCTTGGCTACTTCTGGTTTAATCTCCCACTTGTTAGCCGTGACGTTCCAGTTATCCGCGCCCATAATAGCAGGATCCAAGTCACCCGTTATGCGTTTACTGGAACCAAAGTCTACCTTAGTTGGCTTCGTACCCAGCAGCTTGTTCAGAATAGAAGGCAGCTTCTTTTCGTAGTTAGTTCTATGTCCAACTTCCCTGCTTAGCGTGTAGCCTCTAGATTTCTCTGGGTTACCGGGGTCCCTAAGATGCCTAAACTTAGCCACGTTTGCGCTCACTGACGTACTTAACTGCAGCTCATACGTTGGCCTAGCATCTGTAGGTTCGTTTATCATAGAGATAAACGTCTTCATCTTTTTTACTTCTGGCAATTGTTTAATCGCCTTAAGTTCTGCTTCTGCTTCTTCTCTTGTTTTGAATTGCCGCGTTACGTTATCAAGTTCCTGCGTATGGCCTTGTGTCAGCATGGAAGTCTTAGCATCCGGCAAGGCAATAGACGTATGGCCAGTCTCTACCGCGTGTTTAATCGCAGCCTTGATAGCTATGGCGTGGTAGTTCTCTAGCTCGGGGTTACGCGTTAATGTATTTGCTGAATTTTTATTCCAGTCTTTAATATACTGTTCTTGGTTTTTTATATGCTGCTTGTTATTCGCGATCTCTGTAACATAGGTGTCAATTACTTTTTGGTCATCTATAGCCCACTCTGGTCTATAGTATTTGTCTAGTTTATCCCGCTCCGTCTGCTCTATGTAGGCAGCTTTGTTTCTCTCCAGCATTCGGTTATGCACCTTGTACTGTTCAATATCATTACGAACAAAATCTAATTCTTCTTTACTCCCCTCTACCGCAACCCTCTCCATATCAGACTGTACTTCAATAACATGAAAAGTATCACCCTCGCTATACCCACGGAAATGTGACAGTGTTCCTTTAGGAAACTTATGACCGTCTGCAGAACTATCCGTAGAGCCATCTTTCTGCACGGAGACTTCAACGTAACCGGGCATGTTCGCTCTGTCCTTGGGCGCAAACTGGCCGCTCCAGTGTGTTTGGTTTTTTGCCTCCGGCTGGTGCATTATGTTGACACCGAGCTCCTCTTGCGCACTTGCTACCTGCTCGCGCATATGATCGAACAAAACAATAGCTTTGCCTTTATCACGATCTGGAATTGCGTGCTGACCTTCTTCTACTACCCGAGCATATTTAGCCTTAATCGTACTTTCTACAATCAACTGTACACCCTTTTCTGACTCTAACGGATCAAGAAAGAATACAGCTTCTTGTACTCGATTACCGTAATTATCTATCGAGTATAGAAAAACATCAGTTGATGTTTTGTGTAATTTGTGTTTCGTAAGTACTGTCTCCGCGTTGTGTAGCGCGTTATTAAATTCACTGCGATACACACGCTCAGCTTCGGGCATATCAGATATGTCATCATACTTAGTAATCCCATAACCACCTTCCTTCGTGATATCTTCAAGACTAACGCTCTTGCCTGCTTTAGCTTGTTCTTTGATCTTATCAATAACTTCTTTATCAACAAGATTAAACTCCTTATCAGACAGACGGCTTTTCATTCTAGCTAACAACGTATCAGCCTTGAACTTACCTTCTTTGTTGGGCTGCATTGCGAAAGGCTTGCCAGTCCTAAGCTCACGTTGGAACGCAGTCTCAAAGAACTTGTCGTCTTCTATTTTCTGAAAACGAATATCTGGATTAGTCTTACTAAACGATCCGTCGTTTCCTATTGCGGATTTAACTTGCTTCGGATCAAAGGCAAAATATTGTTTGCCCATATCGAACGTCACGTCGATTATGCCATCGTAACCGTACTCTCGTAATACTGCATTAGCATTGTTGGCGCCGCCAAAATGGTCAGCAATATATTTATAGATAGACTTACCTTCTTCCGCTTGGATTAGTACGTCACGATAGGGCACTTTCTCCGCTCCGTGTAGTTTCGTCGCAGTTCGCAGGAAAGAAATAACTTCTTGTTTATTAAACTGCCGCTCTGTATTAAAAGGTTTCTCTAGTCTCATGTAGAGAGGCATAGTCCTTGCGCCACTACCTCCTTCGTTAAAAGAAAACGCACCTGCTTCTCCTGCGTCATCTGTTGCATAGACACCTTTACCTAAATAATCAACCATTCCATGCGCGCGCGCAGACTCTCTATCTCTAGTTTTACTTGGGTCAAAGGTGTCAAATGGCTCTGCCGTAGTCGGCCCGTGATAAAGGCGCTTAGGCTTACCATTATCGTCCACTACTTTACTATCACCAAACCATTTCTTAAATTCTGGGCTGTCCTCTATCTCCTGCAACCGTTTAGTAAACAACGGCGCGTCAGGCTTCCTGCTCAAGTTATCAACAACCTTAACCGCAGCCTCTAGCGCAGTCATGTCCTTCTTCTCAAAAGAGAACATCCGCCGAACGACATCCAACAAAGCATCCCAGCCATTCTTAACCCAGCTGCTACCGAAACCCTCGGGAACATCTACTGCGTTAAGTCTACGCTGGAACCTATGGTCAGTCATTGCTTCAGCCAAGAACTCATGGATGTCGCTCAGGCCATAGTCGTAGCCTTTCTTCGTATCCAATGCAGCAACGTGCGAGCTACTATTCGCAATCCCGTTAGGACTGAACAACTTTACATCCATTCCTAAGTCTTCAACAACCTTCAGGTAAAGCTTAACAAGATCCCTAATAACCGGATCTTCGCCAGTCTTGGCATAGAGGTCAAGCCATTTCTTATAGTCAGCCCCAGTAGGCCCGCCCTCTCTACGCCCGTCGATAGGCAAAGCCTCTTGGAGTTTCTCTGAAGTCAGAGCATGAGTGATCTCATGCATGGCTACGTTACCAGAGAAGTTCTCGCCAAGTTCTATGTGACCCTTAGTCAATTCGTGAGCCAGCGTGTAACCACCTTCATACGCATTAACACCACGGGTTGGCAAGACATACTTGTTCAACAACTGAGGAGAAGCTGAGTTAAGGAATCTCTTAGCCAAGCGGCCATAGCGTTTATTCCCTTGTAGTCCTGTGAGTACGTCATTGATATCCAACCGGCTACCTACTGGAGCATGGTAGATATTATCCTCTGTGTCGTAGGCTGACTTCTCTATCTCTTGCAGTCTTTTAGCCTGATTCTCAACTGTATCCCTACGTCCGCCGCGATGGTATTCTTTCTTTGCGGCCGCGTCTAGCTCAGCCTTAGACTTAGTGACCTCACCCGGGTACTCGTCATAGAACTCCTTAAACCCTGAGCCACCTTCATCCAACGGCAGCATAAGCTGTTCGTCTTCCTTCTCTTGCTGTCTAACAGCTTTCCCCAATGTAGTATTAACATCCCCAGCGTAAGGCGCATCCCTAAAGAACCGGTGGGAGAACATAGCCGTATAGTCATCGGCGTCTAGCTTACCTGTCCATTTCTTTTTCAGGTGACTGTATACGTCTGACCAAGTATCCGGCTCGTTTCTAAGCACAATCCTAACAGCCTCGTCACCGCCTTTGTCAGCGATGAACTCGTCCATATGTTGGGTTAAATCGTCGCTAATCTGCTTACCCGCATACTTAGGCTTAGCCTCAACAAACGCCCTAAACTCAGGCGAACGCCCTACGGCTTCAATGAACTTCTTAGCAAACCTCTTATCTCCACGCTGGAGTAGATCAGAAATAAACGCATGGCTACCTTCATGGAAATACGTCTGCACATGGGCAGTTGCAGGGTCCGTGGTGATAGTCCGTGTCTTGTCTACATACTGTCCTCTGGCATTATCAGCAGAGAGGTTAGCTTCCTTAGACTTAACCCCGCGCCACTGAGCGAAGAAGTCCTTAATGGTTTTCTTAAAGGACTGAGTAGGTTTAAGTATTTCAGGGATGACTTCATCCTCAGTGGAAGAATAACGACCTTCTATATCTTCCTGCGTAGGCCCTGCTTTTCTACCGTAAGTCTTACTCGCGCCCGGCTTAAAGTGTCCTACAGTTTGCGCAGCAGGAGCAGGCGTATCAAAGTCCGGCAACTTACCCGGGCGCGGAGTAGGAGCCTCTGCTTGTATTTCTTCTGGTAGTTTATCCTTAGGCCCATCGGCTTTAGTTTGTGCTACAGTATCCTGATCTTGCATTGCGCGATTCAAAGCAGCGACAGGATCAGGATCATACTGGTTCTGCTGAAAGCCAAGTCTACCCATCCACTTACGGGGATTATTAAATACAGCCTCACCTGCGCCGTAAGCTAACGCACGCGTTGGTGAAATATCTTGCCCAGACATTACGTCCTCAGCAACAGACATACCAGCGCCCAGTCCTGCACCGCCAGCTACATTTAAAGCGGCGTTCATTTCATTAGGTGACAAAGTCTTCTGCTTACCCTGTAGTAAGCGTTTAACAATATTACCCAGAGTACCCGCTGCGCGCGCGTCTCGGCCGAAGAATGGCACGACAGAAGCGAACTGGCCTACGTCGGCGGATAGCGGATTCTCTTCTCTGGACTGCGCCAAAGCCTGCGTTGCGGCTTCTGGCATAATCTTTTCCTGCAGCTTGCTCGTAGCTGCATGCCCACCGTAACCTGCGAGCAAGTTACCGGCGACCATTGCTGGGATCTTAACAATAGGAGGCAGGGGAAGCGCACCAATACCTTTAATCGCAGCAGCACCCGCAGCAACAGCACCACCGGTAGGCACTATTCCACCTAGAAAATGCATCCCACCAGTTTCTACCTCATTATATTTACCTGACGGCGCCGCTAAAGTTTCCCTTCGACTGTGAGCTTTCTCTACGACATTAAGATCATTGTCGTATTCAAACTTATCCGGATCGTAGCCATCATGGCGTAACGCTAGTCGTTTTTGTTCTTCGGTAGGCATTAGCGAGGATTGACAGTAAAGCCGTTAGAATTTTGTGGTTTCTTATGGAAAGGCAAGTTCTGAATAGATAGAATTTGTTTAATAAACTCAGGATTAGTCAAGTCATTAAAAGGCGTAGAATTGAAATCACCAGAAGACGGGGGCGAGTAGAAACTAGGCGCAGACCTCTCACCTGTAGGATAGTTGCTTTGCGGTCCCATAGGTAACTGCACACCAGCAGGCGCACTTTGAAAAGTTTCTGCTGGCACTTGCGCAGGTAAGTGTTTTGCTATTGCAGCGCTTAAAGCATTAACGTCATTACTTTCATAGTCAGCCTGCGTGGCCTTAAACTCTGCGTTGGCTTTTACTAAATCCTGTGCAGTTTTTTGTATACCTTCAACTAAACTTGCTGCTCGACTTTTACCCGCAGGTCCTGTTATTGAACCTAGTATATTCTCAACAATCGACGAACCAATACTTGGCGTAGTTTGTTCTGTGGTTTGTTCTGCAGCTTGTTTACTCCGCATTGCATTAGACTTAGCTAAGATAGCTTGTTCACGCTGGGCTCTAGTTGTAGGTGGAGTAATCGGGCCGCCGGGAACTCGAACTTCCCGCGCTTCGTCAGGCAATCCCTCAAACTTAGACGGCACATACTCTGTCTTAGTGTAATCTCCACGATACGATGTGTTTCCCGGAATAAGACTTTGCAGTAGTGAGTTCTCTGGTAAGTTTACCAACGAGCGTTTCATAAAGTCAGCAGCCTGCGCTTGCCCACGGGTATTCGCTCCTAGTTGCTGAGGAGCCAACGCACCCTGACCTTGAGTCATCCCACCCGCCAACATAGCTTCGCCAAGAGCCTTATCTTGCCCAGCCTGCGCCGCAGCAGCAGTCTTAAGCCCAGTGTTATGCTGTGAGATTCTCGCCGCGGATTTACTATCCAACAACCTACGAGCGATAGAGTTCTTAATAGCTCCATCTTCTCCAACTTCTGGATCTTTAAGGATCAGACCTTTAAGTAATTGATTAACTATTGTACTCATAATAACTTAGCCAAAAGGAGTAGCGATGCTTGCTACGCTTGAAATCTTGTCGAAAGTAGAAGGACCAGTTGCCCGTGGCCCTGAGTTAATCCCAATAGAATGCCGTTGATTAGCACCTATTTGATTCATAAGCCCTTGCGATTGCGCCTGAGCCTGTGCTCCAATACCCTGTGTCTTAGCTGTTCCTGTCCTAGACTCTCCAGTATTAACCATAGAAGGTCTGCCCGTGGCCTGCTGGAAGACATCCACGTTAGACTTAAACGTAGGCAAAGTACCAGTAGCAAGCGAGAGTGCCTGCGCAAGTCTATCACGCGTGGCGTTACCGAACGTCATAGCGTTAGAAACTGTATTAACTGCAGACGGTGCCTGCGATACTCCTTGCTTGAAGTTGCCTTGATTTACTGCTCTAGTAACTTCCTCCCGCTCACCACCAGTAAGCGTGCCGGACATGAGATCCTTAAGCCTGTCAGCCATGAGATCCCGTGTCTCAAAATACTCTGGATCATAGAGCTTAGCTGTCTCTAGTCCTTCTTTAACCAACTCCCTACCGGGGCCCTTAAGTACCTCAAGATCAGTACCGGCCTGAGACATAGCATTAGAACGAGCTATCTCGTTGCCTATCTCATTAAGTTCTCTGCCGGTTGTGTCGTAGATATTCTTGTTAATATCTGCGTAAAGCGGACTAACCTGTGCAGAGGCTTGTGCTTGTGCTAACTCGTTAGGTAGTATCTGGTTGTTAGTAACCGCCATCAACCCCGGCAAGTTCTCTGTCATTGCCCGTAGCATCTCAGCCGTAGTCTCTCCGCCAGAAGGTGCTTCATTAAACTCTGGCCCGCCGAAAGCAACTGCGTCAATGCCATCTGGGTTGCTATAAAAAACAACCGAATGTGCTAGGCACTTAGCTAAGTTTACCGAGAATTGATCCATAATCTATTTCCTTATTTTTACCGTGACGCTTTGCTTTTAATTTGTAACCTTTGAACCGGTCTTTGAATGACTTGACATAAACTGGCAGTAGTTCTTTTCTTTTATCTGGCCGAATGACTAGACCTAAGCAGAACACTGTGTGTCCTTCTTTCATACCAAACCCAATTCCTGTTAATTGCCCTGCGTCATGTGAGTAAATTAATGCCCGTTCGTTAATACTCTTACGCAATAACCCTGCCAGTTCTCCCTCTGACCACGGGTTTTTCTTATCTGAGGTGTGCTTCTTAATGAAAAGAACTGCGTCAGCTATGTTCATGATTTAGGTGAGTTAACTTGATTCTTATGGTCAAAGTCAAGGGACAGTGCATTGAGTTCACTGGAGCCTGACCATTCGATTAGCAACTGGAGTTTGTTTCCTCTATACTCGGCCGAGATATCTCTACCCAACGACTTCACGTTATCTTGTGAGTCAGCGGCAATAGGCACTTCGGCGCCGACAGAGGGAACCAGCGGGGCAACTAAGCTAAACGGATAGCTGTTCCTAGACTGCCTATCCATAAACACTCTGAAAGAACCAGTGGCATCTTCATCCACACAGCAGAACATAAGAGAAGCCTTAGTTGGTTTCATCTCTAGCTTAGGATCCACAGAAGAGTATTGCCTAGTCAGGACCTTACAGGTTTCCGTCTCGTCTGAGTCCCCGAAACAATAAATACCATCTGCTGTCATGAACAGAAGCTTACGCACGCCAGCTATCTTAACCTCAGCGAACATCTCAATAGGCGAGATACCCTCGTAGATATCAATACCATTGAAGGTTTTCCTTAGCGTGTCGTAAACTAGAACACCTGCTCCATAGATGGTATTCACAGAGAACATAGCATAGTCATCAAAGTTAACACTGCAAGGGTTACTCTGAACAGCGCCCTCGAATAGCTTGTACACGGAGGAAGAGAAGGGTGCATTCTTTCCCTCATTACGCAACTGCCTTGCAGCATTAAAAGAATGGATACCAGAGAAAGAAACAATAGCCGTATCTCCTAGGATATCAGCAACCGAGAATTGATTCACGGCGCCGGTAGCGAAAAGGTTGATATGCGTGTACTCTGGCTCACCGTAGACATACCGCTGCAGAGGCACTAGCATGTAACTGTTCTTGCTGCTAGTTACAAGCAAAGCACCATCTGCGGCCGCCGGAGCGATACACGTAATTGCATTATAGTCAACGCTAATAGACACAACTCCTGCACCACCACCAGCTTCTGTCAAGTCTATCTTATCTCCTGCTCCATCAATAGCAACAACAAAGTCCAACGGCCTGCCAGAGACTGAGTGATAAATTTCCTTACCATCCACAGAAACAATGTATAGCTTATTGTTAACATGAGCCATTTGCTTTCCGATAGGGACATACTCTCTGCTGTCCACAGTCCACTGCCCGTAGTTTTGCGAAGTCCTAACGCCTAGAGTAGGATCAATTAACTCTGCTTGGTTAACACCGTCCTGAACAACAACAGTCTGCGGAGATGCTGCAACAGAAGAAGTCAGGAAGACATCGCTGTTAACCGTAGCACCTTGCGTTCTTGCGAAGTTTCTACTAGACGCAGGGACCAGCATAGCGTAGAGGTAGTCCACGTTAGCATCCATCTGAAACCCAGCAATCTGGATAAAGTTAGAGCCAGTGAGGAAGTCCTTGTAATAAGCCTTACCATCAACGAATGCAATAGCATAGCGATCAGCTGCGTAGCAACCCTGAAAGTTACCAGCAGGCAGTTCGGCCGAGATACTGACAGGCTTGTTGACTAGCTGAATGTTGTCATAGCGGGACCGCCCATTAATGAGGACGTTGTATTCGTTTTCTCCTAGCTTAGACGGATCGATGTCCATCCTCATCCCACCTGCGAAAGATTGCTGTAAGATACCCGGCATGATTAGTTACCAATTATACCCGCTTTAAGTTGCTGTATTACATGAGTCCCTACTGGTTTCTCATATTTAATATGAGACTCTGCGTTAGGGATATACTGCTTATTAATCTTCTCTACTTGAGTCATTGCTTTCTGAGAAGCTCTGATTCTCTGCTGGTCTTTGTCATCCTGCCCTTCGAAGACATACTCTCTAGTCTTATGATAGATAGCGTTATCATAATGGTCATCCAGAAAAGAATCAGCATCGTTAACAAAAGGAGTAAAAGGTAGCTTATAGAGAATCTCCATCAAGTTGTTAGAAGAACCCAACAACTCATTGCGGTCCAGAATCTGGAACACAGGATAGGAGACAGTGGTTAAGTGGTTAGGAATCAGTGAGATATCGTTACCATCCAAGTCAGTCAACGTGACATTACCAGCAGTAACTCTGTTCTTCTTCAGCTCTTTGATATCCGTAAACGCAGTGGTGAACGTAGCTGAAGTGCTGCCTGCTGGGATAGTCGTGGACTCTAGCGTTCTCTCTGCGTTAATCGTAGAGCCAACGATAGTGACGATGATATCTGTAGCCTCAGCCACAGGCACCGAGATAGTCATCGGGCCGAAGTTAGTAAAGGAAGTGTGGTAAGGCTGCCGTTGCTTGAAGCGGATGTTCAAGTAAGGGTTGCCCAAGTAAGGCTCCTTCCACGAACGTTCGCGGTAACGGGGCCGCATATCTTGTATGTCAATCTTCTGCCTGCCGGTATACCTACGGCAAGCAACAAGAAGACCTACATCCCACTCTAACGTGATCTGCTGAGAGTCAGTAGGAGGGACTATGATTCTTTCTCTTTCTACTAGATAAAGAAAATGCTCGTCATAGAGTTCCTTCGCGGCGCGGTTAATCAGACGCAAAACCTTCGCGTTCTCCGCAGCTACGTCTAAGTCGAAACCCTCGACGTCAGCTATTTCTTGTTTTATGTCTGAGAGTGGCATATTAATAGATTACATAAAATTTAAGCGTCCAGTTAGCTTCTGTCATTACCTGCACGCCACCGCCGCTGTCGAGAAACGCAGGTACTTGCCCCGAAGCGTTACGAACGTAGACATTTGTAGCATCGGCATACACAATCAAATTGTAACTGTCATATAATTGGGCCGTACTGTGGATGAGCGTATCAATACTAACTTCGTCATCCTCAGCATAGCCATGCTCCGCTGTATCACAGCGTGCAACTACACGTACAATTTTAGGTACTCCGCTTAATCCGTGTGCATAAGTACGCTCACCAGAAGCTGTTGGGAAATTTGAGCCATCAACAATTGTAATACTCTCTGTAAACACAGGCGTCGCCCACACAATAGCAGAACCTGTAGCTTTAAGCACCTGATTGGATGATCCTCCAGTATGATCCAACTTAGCCAACGTAACCGCATCATTAGTAATACTCGCAGTAGCTACGGCATCCGCTTGGATCTTAGCCGTAGAGATGATATTATCCGCAAGATTCGTCAGGGCAATCTGCGCCGCACCTATATGGTTAGAGTTAATAGACGCAGTTACAATCTGAAACGCGCCAACACTAGACGCAGCCATGTCAGCTAGTGCGACAGTTCCGTCTATAATATTAGTCGAGTCAACAACTGAAGAACCAAGATGACTAGAATTAACTGCATCCGACGCAATCTCATTAGCAGTCACTACGTTATTATCTAGATGATAATTCTGCACAGCATTAGTCGCTAGCTTAGCCGACGTAACATTACCATTCAGAATATGAGTAGTTAACACACTATCAGAAGCTAGACCATTTGCAACCCAGTTAGTCCCATTCCATGTATAGATACCCGGAGGATTCTGTGAGCTATCTAACCAGATAAACCTAGCCAGTCTTGGATTAGCTGTAACATCCGACGACGTAGGCGCAGAGTTAGTATAGATAATCATGCCTCTGTTAGATGCTACTACAGAGTTATCCACTAGTTGGTTCAGCATAGAGGCGCTAACAGAACTTTGCCCTGTCAGGTCAATTCCTTTCTGCATGTCATAAGACGTAGCAGCGAAAGTGAGTACGATTAACCCGCCTACAGCGGCCGCGATAAACGAATGTATATTCTTCTTCATGGATTTGCGTTAAATTTAAGATCAGTGTCGAATTCGAAAGACAGTGGAATAAAGCCTAATGAGTTCTCGCGTAGATAATCTCTTATATCGGCAAAATTTGTTGAATCAGCCTGCCCTGTGTAGATAATAATCTCCGCCCAAGTAGAGAGCAGTGTATGCAGCGGGATAGTATTCGAACCTACATAAAATTTAGTCACGCTGTTTAAGCCTCCCGTATTAACGTATGATTGTACAGTATTGCCAACAATAATACCCACATCACCTACACCAACAACATCAGTAAAAGGCAAACTAATATTTTCCGTGTGTATATCTGAGCCATTAACAGCGAAAATTAACTGCCACTGAGCGCCGGATAAATTTATACGAATAGACGAATCCTTACCTACGCCGTCCGTAATCTCAAACAAGTATTCACCACTGCTTATCCCAGTGGCGGGAATATTTAAGGCGGCCGCGATTAGATAAGCGTTAAGTGTAATAGCAGGATTCGCAGGGTTTGTAACATACATGTAGTCGTATCCTCCTGCAAGATTCAAAAAATTCCTGCCTTTTAAAATTGTATTATCTACAACTATTTCACCATTGCCCGTAAAATCATTATCACCAGCTTCGTCCGTAAGATATGCTATGGCACCTAATGCGTAATTACTTGGAGTTTTTATGTAATGAGAAGCAATATTAGCACTGTCAGGCAACGTGGCTCTAGCAGTTTCTTCGTCTTGATTAGAATGCTGAACTCCTGCGTTAACCTCGTAATCCGTTACTGTATTGAACACCGGTGGCTGCCGACGGATAGAAGTCCTAAGCTTCTTAACTGTCGTGTTAACCACAGACACCTGACCCTTAAGAGTCCAAGCCTCAATAACACAGTTAGACCCAAGAACTTCTCCGTTATACAAAGGATCTTGAATAGTAAACAGATCGTTATTCGTTAGTTTATATCTACGCACTGTACCATCACTAAGTCGCTCACGAACAGCCAACCCAACAGAATCAGCAACCTCCTGTACAGGTAGATCAAGTAACTGAAAAGATTTACCAATGATGTAATTCCACTGAGAAAGAATAACAGAGGCACCCATATCTCCATGTGCATCTGCATCAGTAAACGCAGGAATATCAATATAGCCATACTCCCAGTCCCTCACTGGGGCAGGCTTAACGCTTAACCAATCTGTTTCTGCTTGTGCCATTTAGTCTTCCTTAGACTTTACCGTATTCTTCTTCGCAATCTCAGCTCTTACTTCCTCTACTGACTTTTCTTTCTTTTCTTCTTTCTGCTTCACCGCAGCTTCTTTCACTACTTCTTTTACTTTTTCACCAGTAGACTTAGTTTCCTCCAACGGCCCGCTACCAAAGGAGTTAGTTCCACGAAAACAATTAAGGTTTTTTAAGCTCATCTTTTACAATTCCTATATCAGGGTTAGACATGTAGGTTTTCCAGCTAATAGCAAACGCTCCGATTAAAGCAATCACTTTACTGGCATCCCAGTTGTCAACAGTAGCAGCATATTGCGCGCCAGCTGCCACCATGTAAAGCGCCCACTTAGTCACAGGTGAGCTTAAAATAATAAAACTTAGTTTATCTTTCATCGTGTAGGTGTAAATATGTGGTTAGTATTAAACGGATCTATGAAAGAATCTTGTGTAAATTCTTTTTTATCCGACTTACATGATGTTGTCAAACACAACAATATCACGCTTCCGAGCAACATGCAACGGTGTAGATTGCTCATTTTGCATTTCGAAGATTTCATATATAACATTCCTTCCGTCGTCAGTTGTAGCTACGTTAAGAGCAGAATGACCTGCATCAGTAATTCCATTAACATTCTCACCAGCAGGTACAGTAAACCTTAAGTCCCATGCACCCGCAGATAGATCACCTAGCCGTTCAATAATACCAAACTCTTTCTGGTATTTTTTATTATGAACAACTCCAGAGCCTATAATAGGATACAGTACTGTATTAAGACCATCTACACCCTTTGCAGTAAACCGCTCACACATGCCTGAGTTAGGAATATACTTACCTGTGCCAACTTCATAGCCTAATTCTTCTGCTACTTTATTGACATGCGCTTTGTATTTCCTCCAGTCATCTGTAAACTTGCCTAGAATATAATCCCGACTAAACACCCAAAAGCGGTTAGACGAGATCATAGAGGGAAAGTTAATCTCCCTGCCTTGGCCATAACACAGAGTCCTTAAGTCATGCTGGACTTGTGCCGCGTTGATAATTAGTGCGTTCTTCATTTCCAGTGATCTTGTGTTACAGTCTGAAGTAACTGCTTACGAAAAGCCTCATCCTCTGCGGGCGACCATTCCTTAGACTGGCTTAAGGATTTGCGAATATCTAGCACTACATTATAGACCGACTTACCTAAGTCAATAAACATAGGCACAGCAGCAATCCAGCTAGCTGAGCTTACAATCTTTGTCTCTTCTGCCTCAACTATAGTAAGATAAACATAGTCTTGTGGACCAGCAGAGGACTTAGCCTTCCACCAACGAACTTCGCCGACGATAGAGTTAACTAAGTCTAGGGCCATAACTAGCTGGTCACCCGTGGCCTTGCCTTGTTTATAGGCAACTCTAACTCTATCAGCTGAGATAAAAGCATCAGCTGCCTTGGATCGTACTTTAGTTGCGGCGCGTTTGAACGAGTCAGGTAAATCATTACTTGCTTCGTACTTTAGTGCAGTATCTACGATGCCCAAGGCAACTGACAAAGTTTGCTCTGCTCGGACCGCAACAGGGTCAGCAGAAGGATTTAACGTGGCACAGCCAATCAAAAGAAAGGCTCCGATAGTAGTAGCTATTGTGTTTTTCATTTTAGGAAAGCGAGTGGGAAACTTAATACCGCATTAACATAAGACTTCTTACTTGTGTTTCGTTTAAACATTCTTGTACTATCTGTGTGCACAGCCATTACAACTGTATGATTAAGTATAGTCGGATCTTCAGCAAGTGCCTTTGGCAAGTAGATCTCCTTACCTACGTAAGCTTCTTTCTTACTCTGACCGCTTATAATCACTAGCGGCCCCGCATAGTGTGCCTTAATATAAGGAATAGTCTCAGCCACAGGCAGCCAGTTATGTATGTCTAAGTCCAAAAGAACAGCATCATACTTATTATTCCTAAGCAACTCTGCTGCCTCTTTAACATCCTGTGACGTAGTAACATCATGTCCTTTACTTTCTAAAGAACTCAGCATTAAAGTGCACCACATTTTACTATCATCAATAACAAGGATATTCATTCTTCGATCTCTTGCAGTCGTTTGGTTAGTTCTTTTACCTTTGCGTGGCAAGTCTTTAACCTACCCTCCGCGTCTACTCTGCGTTCCTTCTCGATTGTTGCTTTTTCTGTAATCGCATTAAACGCTTCTTTGTTGGAGTCAATAACTAGATCAAAATGCGCACGGATGAAAGTAGACAACTTAAGCAAGACAGCTGTTAAACCGCCCATAGTAGTTACAATTATAGTGATAATCCCCAAGTCCATAGTGTTTAATTTTATTCACGATCAGCACTCATGTTAGGCAGAGAATACACCGCCAGCTGATATAAAATTACCTGCCCCGCCATCGTAAAGTTGCGACATCAACATACCTCTAGAACGTTTACCAAGGAAAAGATAAACTTCGTCTAACTGAGCATCAGAAGATATATTGCCACCGTAACCTACAGTCCATCCTGCATTTGTAGACCCTAGAATAGTTGACGTACCTTGCGCCGCCCAGACTCCATCAACCCAGAGATGCATATTACCATACGCATCAATCCCTGCAAAGATAAAGTACCGTGTAGTAGACGAGATAGCCTTTGTAATAGTCGTGCCGTTATACGTAAAGAAAATCTGACTAGACGAGTTAGAGCCAATCTGTATCTGACCTGAGTCATAATACATCAGATCAATATCATCTAGCAGATCATTAACAGTCAGCCAGCCACAGACAGCAAAAGCTGTAACAGCAGTCATGTTAGTATTATCTTGCAACTGCAGACTAGCAGAAGAATAGAGGTCTAGCTGATTACCGTCTACGCCCGTACCTTCGCTTATGTCCGACGCAGTAGCAGTATCCTGTAGATCATGATCGTTTACTGCATCTAGCGTAATATACTGGTCAAACATATCACCAAGATACACAGCAGAAGTCTCATCACATTTCCAGCCAGCCTCTACTTGTGCATTCAGCCTAGCAATAACACCATAGTATGCTCTAGCATTAACTAAGTCTGTAGTTACTAGAGCCTCATCAAACGTAGCAAAGTGATGAATCTTAATTTCTGACTCTCTATGCGCCCATTGTTGGTCAGGTAACTTAAACTCATCCGCACGTATACTGAACGTCCTATATGCATCATAACCTATTTGGTTAGTTTTTAATTCAGGTATATCAAAAGGATTAAAGTCAATATCCGACTCTGCGTCATCATGCCAGCAACCAGCAGGGTTAGTAATAGCCGCACCATCCGCCGCAATTGCCGTGCCTTCGCGCAGAGGGATACGCACGTCACCTACTAACCTAAATCCAAGTAAATTATATGCTAACGTATCTTGTGTACCTGCCCAAAACGTAGCTAGCGTAGCACTTGTTAGTGTCGCATGCACCGCGTTTGACGTAACATCATACACAGTAGTTCCGGCACCCTCCGCAATTATATACTTGCTACCGTTACTAAGCAAAAGATTCCAGCAAGTGCCCGCAGTAAAATCAATACGCCCTGCACTAATAGTCGGCGTCGAAGTTCCTTCACTACTCGTGACAGTTTCTGACCCAGTCAAAGAGCCGATCGCAAGGTAAGCTGTTCCGTCAAATACACCACAGCGATTATTAACAGCCTTACCATGAAAAGGTGCGCGGCCGGAATAGTCTAAATCATCTCCATTAATATCAACTTCACTTAACGCACCATAATCCTTAGGCAAGAAAACAGCACCAGAAAGCGTATACCCAAAGTTATTATGCCAGCTATAAATATCTTGTGTAGTATGCGTAACGCCACCACTATGTGTTGCATCTAATTCATTGCCTGAACTATCGTAGGAGATAGTCCCAGACTGTTCGTCCATCAACCACTGAATAACAGCCCAGCCCAGCGTTGGGTTAGTCCCTGACTTGCCGAAAGTATGCAAGTACGTAACGTTATCTGCAGACAACACTGTTGTATAAAGCAACACACCGAACAGCGCGCCGTCAAAGTATTTAGATCCCTTCTGACCACAAGTAACCGTAGTACCCGCGCCCGTTGTTGCAAAACTGCTTGTCCTAGTTGCAACCTCAACTCCATCAATATAGAGCTTCATTCCATCAGCATCTGTAGTTCCGTCAAACGTACCTACTATATGATGCCAACCATCGCTCATTGAGTCTGTAAAAGACAACCCGTTTGCGCCTCTGTTAATATAGAAATAGACCTTGCTATTATTATGATACGTAATACCATAAGACAGTGATCCGTTCATAATCAACGGAGAATCACTGGTTACTGTGCTAGACGCGTATACCCAGAGCGAGATACTTAGGGCTCCTGTAATTTGCAGTGATGCATCTGTTGCAGTAATATAGCCGTCTACTCCATCAAAGTCATAGCATCTACCTCTCTGCAATCCCGGGCCGCCACTAAGTATACGCTCAGTCCCTTGGCCAACTCTATCCTTAAGATAAACTCCATCAATACAATCCAACCATTGCAATGCATTGGCATTCTCAACAGTAAACGGTAACTCCCAAGGAGTTGATCCACCGGCTGATCCACCGGCTGACGCTGGACCTTGTCTACCTACAGACACTCTGCTGTTAGGTAGAATACCATTATGTACATCTGGAAGTAACATCTTAACGAGAAGCGTTAATAACAATAAGCTTAACCACAGTATCCGCAGCTGCTTTCATATACAAAGCATCTTGCGTAGGGATAGCAACAGTCTGGTCAGCAAGCAGAGGAAACCCTTCAGTAGCTTGGTCACTGTCTAACAGATCAACAGCAGCTCCTACAGGATGTACCATAACAGTACCTCTGCCTTTTTCTTCTGTCAGCACTAGCGTCGCAGCTGTACCAACAACTACTTCACTAACACCATGTCGGCCGCCCTTAAGGTGCAGTAAGTCTGCAGTAGGATATTCAGGTAATTTAGGCATAATATTCTAAGAAAGTTAAAGTGCTGGGTTTTTTAAAGTGAACCCAGCGAAACACTTTGACGCATTCCGATGACCTAGCTACTACAGATCAGGAACATAGGTTAGAGTGATGTTAGCGTTAGTTGAATTAGTAACGCAGACACCATTCATGAAACGCGTACCGGCACCACCAAACGTGTACGTAAGTGTACTCGACGCTGGCACCGTGAACGTGCTAATCGTTGCGTAATTATTAGTTGACGCAGCGACTTGCTGTTTAAGAATAACGAGAACATTCTCGCTAATATTGGTCTGACTAATACCCGTAGTCGTAACATACACATTCGTGAGATTGGTAGTATACGACGTAGTATTAGTATAAGCCGCCAGCGTGTAAGTCAGGTCCGTTGACGGAGCGTCAAAGAACGTGACAGTACTGGCGGACGCGGCACTGTTAGCGATAAGCAGCGACTTCGCCACACCACCAACAGACAACAAGGAGTTAGTTGCAGCTGACGTATACACGCCAGTAGCAGAGGCTCCTTCGACATTCACAACTACGAGGCAAGCCAACGCAGCAATAATAGATAGCAACTTTTTCATAATGGTTTAATATTACAGGTTGTTACCGAGGCGAGCGCGTTTGTAGAGGACCGGAATCCAACTACGTCGGCGTGAAGGACAGCAACCCAGAGTTACCTCAGAGATAAGCTGCGCGTAATGGCCATACTTATTAGTATCCTGAACGGTGTTACCGTTTTCATCAGGAACATTAACAAGCACATCCTTAGTCAACCGAACCTCACCATTCCAACGCATAGCGCGGAACTGCTTAAGTCCAAGTTCACCCTTAGAGAAGGCCGCAGGCGGAGGCCCAACGTCAATGGTTTCATAACCACCAGCGCCAACTGCCCAAGCAATTCCGAAAGGAGCTGCCTTATACGCAGGGTTAACCTTAACCTCACCATTTTCCACAGCGGTAGCCTCATCGACCAACACCTGAGGAGCGATAACATTCCCGTTAACGTCAAGACGAATTGGGAAACGTTCCAGCATAGTCGTCCAACGACCCCAGATGTTACCACGGAACTTGTCCGTAATTACATCAAGATCAATCTTACGATTAGACAACATGTGCGGATCGAACTGCCAGTTATCGTGAATCTCTGCATTAGAGATCAACGCGAACTTACCTTTCAATCCTTCATTAACTTCCATGCGTTCCACGCCTTCGAAGAAAGGAATCTCTTCGTCAACACTCATGGCCGTTCCGAGCTTGCTCAACTCCTTAAGAGTCAACGTATCACCACACTTAGCGATAAGTGCAGCCATAACGCCAGCAGTCTTATGCTCAGTGATAGCAGACACATCAACACCAAGATGATCAGCAGTCTCCATTCCCTCACCATCACCGTCCGTGTTACCACAAACCCAGACCTGAGGCGCGTATTCCAGAATAGCCGTACGCAAGAACATATCACGCAAGATCTGAATCTTTTGCGTAATGTCCGAGTTAGCAGCAGTTACATGATCGCTCAAGAAATCTTGAAACGATGGCACGACGTTCATAAGTTGTGACTCAACACGATGCCAGTGCAGTTGACTGGATTGTGCGTTCTCACGAACTTCGATGATGTCCTTTGCAGGAGCAGATTGGATCGTGTTAGGGAAGATCTTATTGCGAAGAACCGGTGAGGGCTCTTTGCTAACAGACTTCATAACCGGTCCCTGATTAGGCGTCCACTTCTTTTTCTGAAGGAGTTTGCTGTAGCATTCCCAATGAGGGAATTGCTTTACCTGCTTCTTAGCCAGATAGAAATCCAGCTTGTTATACAGTGCAACATCCTGTTCAGCCCAGAGGTTTTCGCCGATACCTTTATCAATATAATTTGGCATGACAATTTTCTTTAGTTTGAAACAATGAAACGAATTGCAGGTGCTCTCCTGCTAACTAGAAGCAATTACCGAATTGGTGGACTCACACCTTTAGAAGTCAAAACTCTTAAAGCAAAAGCGGTGCCATGTATAACACACAGCACCGCCTAGCACGCTAGTCGACCGTAACTTAACCTTCTAGCAAGGCATCAAACTGTTTCTCAATATCACCAATGTTATCCTCTGCGGCTGCCTGCCTGCCATCTTCGGTAACTCCAGTGTTAATATCAGCATCCGTGGGATTCTCTGTAGCAGGTTTCTGATTCTGCTTAAGCGTAGAGTTCTCCGCAGTCAGCGCGTTAACCTTACCCTGAGTTTCCATCGCATGCGCGTAAAGCTTACTGAACAACCCAGCCATTGGGTTATCCGCAACCTGCTTCTGTGCAAGCACTTGGTTAATCGCCTTGATATGCTTGTTATCCGCAGAGTCTTTATACTGAGGAAAGAACGCATTCTCATACTCAGAGAACACGGACTGCCTACCAGCGCGAGCTTGGGCAAACCTAGCCTCCATGCCTTGAATCTCCTGTCGGCGCTGGTTAGTGAAAGTCTGCAATTCATTTAAGTTCTGCATAACAGTAACCTCAGACTGAGCATCGGCTTCTTTTTCAACTAACTGATAAGAACCATCTTGGTTAGTCCCTGCGATATCTTGCCATTTCTCGCCCGCTCTGATTTTAACGTGCTGCTGCGCGTAATGCTGCCTAGCTCTGTCCAAATGAGACACTTCAGCGTTAGCCTTGCGATACTCAGGGTTAAGCGTAAACGCCTCTGGGTGATCGAAATAGCTGTTAGGCATATCCGACTTAGCTGACTCTTCCAGTTGCGTTTGGATTTCTTCACGTTTAGCAACAGCTTCCTTGTGGTCCTTAAGCAACTCTACGTTATAGTTAAACGCGTCGTTAGACATTTGCTTAAAGATAGGCAACTTGTCAACAGCCACGCCTAAGTCCTTTAGCACATCCTCGCGACTAGACGGAGTAACTGCTGGCTTATCCTCGGGCGCAAGTGACTCTGTAATTACAGCCAAAGGATCTACTGTCTCTTCTGGAATAGCCTCAAGCTCTTCCCTAGGAGTAGGCGTCTCTTTGACTTCTTCCTTAACCTCAGCGACAGGCTCAGGTTCAACTGCGGCAGGCTCCACAACAGGAGTTTCTGCTGGCTTCGTATTTTCAGGAACAATTGCAGCTTCACCTGCAACGTCGCTGAATGCTGCGTCAAGATCACCAAGAGGTACGTCGTCCTCTGGCGCTGTGTGTACGGGTAGTTCTACTGATCCGGGCATTGTTATCTTCTTTCTATTGTAGCTAGGGTTTCTTCTATGGTTTTGGCCTTAACTGCCAAAAGTCTAAATTCATAATCGGAAATAACAGAGGGCTGGCCAGCGCAACTAAGCATCTGACTTACCAGTGCGTCACGCTGATCTGTTAGTTCTTGCATAAGGTTACGCGTCTCTTCACTGTACACCCAAGAGGAAGCTCTAGGTGAAACAATAGGAGACTTAAGCTCTAAATCGTCAGCAGCTTTCTGCCCGCGCTTGAGTATCAAATCGTAGGGTATACCCATTACGCCTGCCCTCCAAGTTGCTGCATAAGCAACTCAATGTTAGGCTGCATCTCTTGAATAGCCTCTGGCAAGTCTTCTGGCGGAGAAGTTAGCAGAACGTTTAGCATCTCCCTCATACCAGACTTAAGCTGCTGATCTTGATCTGACTGCGCCATAGCTTGCAAGAAAACATCAGCATCATCCGTAAACAACGTCTGTATAACTTCACCCAACATAGCCTGCTGCAACGTAGGCCAACGCTGAGCCATATCCCAGACAGAGAAAATCTTCTGAATCTTCTCATCACGCTCGATGACATCAATCTCACCTGCGGGCATTATAGCGTAGTCATAACTCAACGCCTGCACATCGTTAGACTGGGCTTCTTCGTTATAGAGAAACTTAATATCTCCCTTCTTAGCCAGTGACTTAATGATACCCCATGCGTATTCGTAGACATCACCAAGAAACGTAGAGAACTGCACATTAGCAACTGCGTTCAAGTTCTGCTGCGTCCTCTCTGCATTCTTAACTTCCTCTGCAGTTTTACGTGAGTCTTTCCTGTTAGTCGCCGCAAAGTTAACCTGACCTTGCATTGACTGCTGGTTAGACTGTAGGTTCTGTGCCAGTGGAATAAGAGTTGAATCAGGCCCGGGATGCCGAAAGAACTCCATTGGAGTGTCATAAACTCTATCCGTTTGCAACTCCAAGTCCAGCATGGCAGGCTTCCCTCCGGCGCCAGCTAACGGTTGTTTGGGTGAGGCATAAGATCCACTAGCCTTAACCGCGCCGTTAACTCCTGCACTCCATAAGTTAGTCTGCGCCTCTTGCACAGCGTCATCCTCGGCCGCCCTACCCGTTTGTTTGACTATCTCTTCCTGCTCGTTAAGCTTATAGATAAACTGCTTAACAGGAAACTGAGTCTCAAACACACGCTCATGAGTAGTCTGTGACTGTGGCGCACTAGGCATGCCCAAACCCAAGTCCAACTCAGGCTGAACAATCTGCGTCTTCTCTTCGTAACGCCCGTTAAAGAAAGGCTTAGGTGCTTTCAGCCAACCATCACACTCTTCGCTAATCCAAGCCAGATGAACGATACCCTTAGACTTAAAGTAGAACTTATAGATCTTGTAGTTGTCTCCCTTAACCCGCGCCTCATTCTGCCCTTCCTTCGTAATCATCCCAACCTGCTGCATAGAGAAACCAAACTTACGCGAGAACTCTTGCAGCTTCTTAGCGTTAACATACTTCCTAATAAGAACACCCTCACACGCTTCCAAAGACCTGCAGTCAATTGGGAAGATAAGATTCTCGTTTCCTAGATGAACTAGGTTAACCCCACCACGCATACCGGGAGTATACTCAATCTCCACGCTATCTCTACCATGCAACTGCGCGCCGTCGATAGTCTTGAGGTAGGCTGTCTGCCAGTTCCTATACCTCAACGCCAACGTAAACTCTTTCTCTAGTTTCTTCGTATCATGCTGGGCGTTAGTCAGACAGGTAAACTTAGCCATACGCTTAGGCTGAATAAGGTAATTAGCATACTGCGGCTGCTCCAGCGCAATAGACTGATTAATCACCCGCACTGGAATAATCGTATCAGACTCACTCAACTCTCCTCTGTTCCTTAACTCTTCCGGCTCTACAGCCAGCCGACGAACAGCTCGGTTAGTTTGTGCTTGCTGATCTACTTTGACTTTCCAATCGCCGAGTAGATTTGTATAGTATTTTTTTGCTTCGCTGAACGTAGAGAAGTCTGTTGTGTTTGCATCGGCCATATTTCGTGAGTCTTTCGTGCTATGATACTGTAACTACCTCGCGTACGAGCAAGTTTCTTGCCTTCTGTCTGGCGGTGTTCCGGAAATGCATTAGCGTATCTTTGTTCATCATATTGTTTCGCAATAGCCTTAGCTGAGATAGGCTTACCCATCTTCGTTGGCAACTTGCTTATCTGTATCTTACCTGACAACACCATTGCTTGGTGACGTATCTCTTCTGCCGTTAGCCCGTTAAACGCCAGCACAAACGCGTCAGCGCGGTCCGGACTACCATGTCCCTTAGCCTTAGCCTCAGCCTTAGACTCTAGGACTAACTTACCTGAAATCTTATGCGTAGTGTAGTACCTACTCCCTACCTGACTCCAGAACTTAGGATCATCCTCTTCATCAGGCAAGAACACCAGCCCTTGCTCAATGATGGACTTCATATTCATCCATAGCTCGGCGCCTCTATTCGCACAGTAGCCTTGTGGCCTAAGGGCTTTGGATTGATTAGACACCCACGTTAACGACCAGCCCAGCTCTTCAAACAATGCCCTAAGCCCTGCGCCAATACCACCGTGATCGGCTACTATACTACCTGCTGTCTTCTTAGTAAACCCATGCTTCTCGAAGAAAGAGATACACAGTTGCACAGTGGCGCGAGCCTCGCCTATCTTGAAGATCTCCTTTGCCTTATACTTATTGCCATCGAAGACATAGAAAGTTGTCTCATCTCCGCCTAGAGCTAAGTCAAGGCCTGCTCTTAGCCCGTAGGGGATATACTGCACGCACTGTTCTTGGCAGCGCCGCATAGAGTCTAGGGATATAATAACCTCCTCGTTGTCACTAGTAAACTCAGCTAACCTAGCAGAACGAAACCAAGGATGGTTAGCCCCGAACTCTTGCTTCTCTGACTCTATTCTAGCCTCTCCTATATGAGGGCAGTCGTATGCTGTTATCTTTCTGGCGTACTTAACTCCACCCTTCTCCGGCAACTCTTCAGGGAATTGAATAGCCTTCTTAAAGGACTGATAGAGATTACCACTGTCCTTCCCGGGCGAGCTAACCACTACCCAGTGAGTATATGTACACCTATTCAACGCCATGAAGATACCGTCTCTTACGGATTTGCCCTCGTTAATAATAACAGCAAGCTCGCCTAGAGGATAATCAGCATGTGGGTGGTAACCCTCAGCCTTGCCTTCTTCATCCGTAGCGAACAAGATAATCTCTGAACCAGTCCAACGGCAATCTATATGCTGCTTCTTAACAATAAAGGGCAACCCTCTTGGATCACCCTTATGCGCATTGTTAATCATATTACACCAAGTCCTGATATAGGATTCGGTTTGGTTGGACAGCTGGCTATGTGAAGAGGAGGTTATAATGCACCTAGACCTAATCTTCGTGAACGCAAACCACACAGCAAACGGGCTAATGACGTAAGCGTCCTTTCCGCTACCGTTGGCCGCAACGAGATAGTACTTCAGCGGCGCGAACTTAGAGAACCTATCACTAGCGCATAACTGCTCACTAACCTCTACCTGCCACTTATACGGCATAACCTGCTCAGCCTGAATCGCTGGGTGGTAGGTTATAAGGAGCTCCGTAGCACAACTAAACTCCTGCGGCTCGAAACACTGTTCCGCAATGATATCTTCTAAAGTTGAATTTGCTGTTAATGGCACTAAGCTTCTCCCTCCTCTACTAACTCAATAACTTCCCCAGACATAGCTTTCTCTTTTATCTTAGCCGCACGCTCCTTAGCTTCTTGAATCTGAATAAAGACATTCCCTCCTCCACCTAAATCACCTCCACCCCTAACCGACCTGTTAATCATAGCATCATGCTTTTCTTTATTGCGGCCGATCTTTTCCTCATGTATCCACTGACAGGCTTTTAACTTGGCGTTATCGTTTTCGCTATATCGGGCTATTCCTAAGATGGTCTCAATAACCTCTTCATGCTCGTCCTCTGAGACAATCCTATCGTTAGCCTTATACTCAACTGCAACCAAACCCTTAACCTCCGGCGCAACTAGAGCCTTTTCTGTCTTCCCCAGCGCATCCTTAACCTCCCCGTCCTCTAGCCCTAGCGCGGCCGCAATGTTCCTAACATCCAGCCCCGTAGCCGCTAACGACTTAATATCCTCAATTATCCCTTCACCCAGCATAACCTAACACAACTTCCAAGCCCTAGCTGACAAACAAACAACCCTGCACTTAGAACTAAACCCTTCGAATAATAGATCTTCAATCATACATAACACTTAGCAAGAAGGGTGCCAACATTAGGGAAGTTTCTATTTTTACACATTTTGTCAGAGAGGATATGTATTGGGGAGCGAAGCGATTCTGGGTTCCGGCCTTGAGGATCATTAGCTATGCTAATCATTAGTGGCTCTACTTCTACTAGTAGGTATGCTACTATTAGGGTTGGTTATGGCAGCGGATACCTAAGTGATTTAATAAGTTATGTATGGGCAGGGTGGGTAATGTTAAGTTATTAAATCACTTAGGTTAAAGGCGCAGGTTGGGATACATAAGTTACTTAATAACTTAGGTATTAGGCTATGTGATAGTATGTATTAGCTGGCATGATCCTGCGTCGAATTATGAACAGACCAGTCTGTCTGCGCAGATGTTGCGCATGGTGCGCAATAATTGCGCATTTGTAAGTTGTTGATACTGAACAACTTGCGAACGATAACGTTAAAGTGGTGCGCAATAGTTGCGCAGTGACATAATGACACTACGACTTTATCGTTAAAGATTGCGGAAAACGTAGGCTTTTGAGGTTGGCACGGGTCTAGCTACTAGAGAGGTGGCCTCGCGCCACCTGTTCTTTGATCGCAGACGGTAGACCAGCCTAGTGTGCTGGCGTAGTTTCCCCTAGGGGAAGGTGCGCCCATGTATGCGACCGCCTCTACTGAACGCATTTACGCCAAGTCCCCGAGTCGGTGTTTTACGCTTTTAGACTTGCGGTAGAGCTATATCCTTTAGCCTCGCCGCTTATTAGAAACATGAAAGAAAACAAAACAAACAACGATAGCACCGACTCCACTCCCAAAGCTCCCGAAGCGGACCTCCGCATTGCCTCTTTTGGCAATGGTGAGTATTCCGAATTCATGCGACAAGTATGGAAGGAAAGCCAGCGCATGTTTGGATTCTCTACCGGTCGCGCATTCTACTTCGCTGAAAACCTTTGCAGTGAATTGGGCGAGCTAAAACTGAAACCGCGCAATCTGTCTGACGTGAAGGTCGGCAAGACCGCTAAGAACGGCGGGCTCACGATCAAGCGCGAGGGGAAGACGGACAAGAATGACGTTCAAGAGACACCCGCTCTGGTTCTACATCGTCTGATGTCAGACTTGCAAAAGGCGATTGAAGTCAGCGGCGACCGTGACAACCATGTCGTCTGCGGTTGGACTGATGACAGCAAAATCCTGCCGCTGTTCCCCGCTCTGGAATTCAACGGGCAGATTCGGGATTGGCTGGCTAAGGAGACTCCCGTCTCTACGAGTACCTTGCGGTAGGCGGGCTGGGCACGGGCACGGGTTGGGTCGAAAGGCCTAACCCGTGTCTTTCCGCGTGTTCTGTGTCTTTTCTCTGTAGGTGGTCGTAAAATCTTTATTCAAAGGTGATTTACGGGACTGTGTGCTTTGTTATCCACGATTTTGACCCCCCCCCTTGTGTGATTTGTAATAAAGAAAATAATATAAATATAATAATATATAAATATATATAAATACAGGTTAAATATCTTAAACACTAGTCTCTAAATACAAGGGACTAAGAATCGTGAATCCGCACAGGGAAGGGTCTGAAATGTGTAATAACAAAGGAATCTAAAGTATAAATATAGGCTGAATCTATTAGTTTCAACGTGAAAAAGTAATGGATTCGTTCTGTGTTTAGTAACCCGGTTAGTTGTTAGTAGCCCAGTCTGGTGTGACTAGATGGACTGAGGAAATAAAATAGAAAGCAACTGCCGGACGTTCTGCAGATAAAATCGTTGTGTTCTTTGACAATATAGATCCGTTAGTTGGTGTCCTCTAACTAGTGCGTGACGTTAGATGCTGTTTAAGCGTCTGAGACTGCGTAAGAGTTATGCCTAGCTAATAGTTGGATGAATCTTCGGCGGCGCCCATTAGCGTAGGAATGGCCTAAAGTGTAGTGCTTAAGGCGATAACCTTGCTGGGTTAAATATACAGCAGATAGTCAATCGCTGCCGAAATAAAATAAATGAGTTGTTAGGCTAATCACCTTCCCGACCGCAGGGAGGTCCGCAGTTACGTGTTAACTAGGTAGCCTAGCATAAGAAAGTCCTATGAGAGTAAAGTAAAGCGTGGCTCAAGACTAGGCAAGTTGGATAGTGGCTTAAAGTTGTGCATAGCATTCAGCACAACCTCCACAGACCAACAAAAAGAAACTTATCGCCATGATCGTTGGTGTGTAGAGAATATACATCAAAATAGCGTAAGTGAGTGTAGGTGGTTTGAGTTATGTTAGATAACATACTAAAACTACTATTGGGCACGGAAGTGCATTTGAACGTTCTATGTGACGTAATCATAGCGAGCGAAGGTGCGGTTGAAACGGAACAGATTATACCTAAGTGCGTGCTGGAATATGACGGACATGCGTACAGAGGTAGGTCACCTAATGGATTGATGCAGAGTGCTGTGTTCCATGTCGATCAAGTGGAAGACTTGCTAATTCAACCGCATTCCGGCCAGCTTCCTTGTATCTGCGTGGACCTGCGTAGAGAAAAGAAGTAACGTTATCGTTTCCCTTGTCTTAGAAACAAGGGAGGCATAACTCAGACTATCTACACTTAAGACAAACAGAGAGTGGCTAGGGCTAGTGTTATCCTCGAACGGGGTAGTATTAGCTCTTTTGCTTGCAGTTGAATAAAATAGACTAAGACACTCTCTGTCTTTTACTTTATGAAAACACAAAAACAACTGGAAGAAATAAGATGAAACACACTGTAGAAGGACATCCTCTCATCGGCGCCGGTTACGACTTCCCACAGGAAGGCTGGTACAAACGTACAACTCCAGACAAGAATGGCGTAAATCACCAGACTAACGTTTACCTCCACGGTAAAGCAGAAGACTTAGCTGGTTATGACATAGTTGAAATGGACTATGATTGGTTACTTGGACTATGGGATACACTGGACGATAACGTCTGTATTCCACTGGACGTGCGTATCCTTACAACAAAAGGACTCTACTTCGCAGCTAGGCTATTCCTTTGGCGGCCGGTTATTGAAACAGAATGGTGTTCAGCACGCCAGAAGATATTCACAGCTCGCGTGGAGCATAAGGCATTGATAGTCTTGCCGGATGATGAAAAAGCAATGAACTACGCTATGAGATGCTGCAGAGAGAAGAAAGAAACGATATGAAAGACCTAGGAGATACCCATGACGTAGCCAATGTTATACATTGGCTTGAACAAGAACACGGACTAACCACAGTGGCTCACCGTCGGTTTAATAACAAGCATGTTGCATCGTGTGAGAATGGACACGATATGATGTTCGACGATGCAATCTTCTGCACACTCGAAGACTGTTTTAGATATAACCAACAAAACAAACACGCTTATCTCTGCGAAGATGATGACGGCGAGCAACTTGTTGTTCTTCCTTATGATTTTGTTCTTCACCTCTACTTTGTGAAATGAAAGAACAACTCAAACCTGCAGAACTACACAGGATGGCAGTTACTGAGTTCCTCCACAGGCATCCCTGTGACTCCAACCTGCAACTCTACAGAAACAAGAAACTCTACGCAGAGTTCAAGAAGACAGGCCATGATAAAATAACCTTCATGTACTGTAAATGCTCAGAAGGACTTAAGAAAACACCATTCAAACACGGGAGATATAAGAAATGAACCCTCCTATCTTCGGCGGGTTCATTGCTGCAGTAACGCTAGACATTACCCTCTTCCAACTACGAGATAGTGCTTTCATGACAGAAAGCTTTAGCATGCTCGTAGTAAACTGCAGTAACTGCAGAGAAATAACCTTTAGTCTTAATTAGACTACTCTTTACCATATTCAGAACGTATTAAGAGTTGGCATGATTCTTGCTATACTCATATCACCTGAGTGATTCAAGATTTGATTAAGACACTTACGTCTTAATCATTAGTTAGTAAAACAAAAACGTTAGTATACATAGAAAGTAAAACAACATATGCCAGAAGATCAGAAAGACGCATTCACAGTACAGAAAGACGGTAAAGACTTCGTGATGATCTGGACGGAAGTCCAGAAAGGTTCCAACAAAGGAGAGAAGTTTCCTTCTTTGGATATGGAAGTCCATGACGTTAATGACCTCGTTGCCTTCTTTGGTAACGATCAGACCAAGCTTGTGCTTGGTGCACGTGCACGGCAATCATCCAAGAGTTGGTATGACTCTGTGTTGGAGACGTTCGGAACCTTCACAGACAGTGCCCGTGAAGCATTCGTTCGGTTGGTGCAAGAAGGCAAGTTGGCAAGGATCACTATGTCCGAGCTTAACGACCAGATCCAAGCTAAGTTCGTGGCTAGCCGCGATGCAGCTGTGGCTATGGTGTCGGCTACCGATCCAGCTGAGAAGCTGCGGTTGGGTGAAGAGTTGGCTAAGTTGGTCCAAGAGGCTGACGCTCTTGAAGAGCAGAAGAAGTCCCTCAAGCGTACCCGTAAGAAGAAAACGGATAACGACGAAGACGAAGACGCTAGCGAAGAGTAAAAGCTCTTAGCTAATTTGAGCCGGTTAAGTGTAGCAACCTAACCGGCTCATGTTAGTTAAGACTTTAGGCATTGCGGCGCGGGTAGTTGTTTCCCGTGGTTATGTTTCATCGCCTGTCCTGTAATCGCATAAAAGCAGGACTTTCTATTTCCCATGAACACAGAAGAACAAAAATGTAAAGCATGGCGTAAGCTACACAAAGAATACAAGAAATGGCAAAATGAAATACTCAAATCACAACTGAAGAACAAGAAATGGCAACACTACACAAAGAACAACTAAAACTGAAACTAAGGATAACCTTCAAAGAATGCGAACTACCTATTGCTTACCGAGAGGTCACTATATGTACAAATAACATCGCTAAGGCAGAGGAGATAGTCTGTAATCATGTGTTTAATAACCCGATTAAACACGGAATAATCTCAGGCAATATCCAAAGCGTTACTGTAGACGCTGTTCGTCGTACATATCAGAATATTATTACTCTCTAAACAACCAAGCAACACCAATCACCCGTCGCCCTTGTATAACAATAGCGATGGGAATTTTTCGTAACTATGACTGAAACAAAATACACGGTAAAAGAAATCAGAAAGTGGCTGGAGTGCTGGTTGATAACTGGTAAACCAAAACAAGGTGTGCCTCTGCATAATATTTTGCAGTTGCTTGAATGTGACCAAGATGGAATTGAAGCGTGTAAGAAAAACAAAGAACTGGAATGACTGAAACAAAAGAACACAAAATCGGAGACATCGGCAACCATTACGGCGACCTTAACATTAAGACAGAAGATAAAGAATACTTCTGGTCTATTGATGACTGCTGTGGCCAAAGCTGGGAGAAGATACCTAAGTCTCTCTTCATTGAGTTGGTTAAGTATGAGTTGCCTAGGTTGTCTGTAACTATCAAAAGCTATGATAGAAAGAAAGAAAAGCTAGAGAACTGGCAGATTGTAGACCGCCACAATGCGACAGAAACCCGTGCAGAAATGAAGCAGTTTCTTAGGACTTTAATATGAAACAACAAAAGAACGACAAAGTAATACCTAATGTCCCATTAAGCTGGTTCGTTAGGCTCCTGCTATCCCGGCAGCCCGGGTTAGTTACAGACAAAGACGAAGACCTACATAACCACGCAACTATCTCAGCTGACGTGGCTATGATTCTGGACACCGTTGATCCTAACGAGGAGCAGATTAAAATACTAGCTCCATTGCAAGAGTGTAACGCTACGAAAGGTTATGTTCTTTATAGAAAGTCAGGCTATCTTAAGTCTTTAGAACACTGGAAAGACTTGCAGAGAAAGCAACGAGCAAGAGCTGCAGCTTCTCACGAACGTGATGAGAAGATCCATAAGGTTGTGGAGTTCCTACAGAAGCGTTACCCTGAGTCTTTTGAAGATACAGAGAATGCTTACGACATGGCGAAGACTATCGTTATGCAAAAGAACCAAGCGTTTCTAAAGGCACTTGGTATTGATATTCCTCTGGAGTTGTTAGAAGACAGTGTCACTGTGGATTGTGAGATTGTTGATAAGCAATGGTATGCAGAGGAAGCTAAGCGTAAAGAAATGATGGCCAAGTCTGAGGAGTTCTAAACAATGACTAAGAAAGATTTCAAGAAAGAAAAGGATAAGCTTCTTGTCCTTAGAAACACAGTGCGGTCCCGGATAAGGGCTAACGACCAGAAGATCATCACCGAACTGTCTCAACTCACCGGACTACAGACTCCTAAGGAGTTGATTAAATCCGTAGAGAAACAACACGATGAGTCTTTAAAGGAACTTAAACAGAAGTTCGCCGAGGCTGAGGAGAAGAAGAATGCTATCAGAGAAGTCTCTAACACCAAAGTCCTACCTGCTAACTTCCAGTCTACTACAGAAGTGCCAGACGATAAAGGTGATCCTCTTAATCTGGACTATAACAAGAAGTCCATTGAGGTTAAGCCTCATAGGTTACGCTCCGACAATGCCAAGGACGTAGCCCCACAGTATCTCGCGCCGGATAGGAAACGTGTAGCTTCTTTGAAAATCTGGCAACGTAAGGCTTCTGATAATGTTCTGGACTGCATAGAACGTGGAGATGAAGCGCATATGATACGCTCTGGTACAGGAACAGGCAAGACATTCATGATAGGTGATATCATCCAGCAGTTGCATGACTCTGGTTGGTTCAAGAAGAAGTGGCCTACGTTCTATCCCTGTCTAATTGTTACTCCACCAACAGTTGTTCCGCAGTTCATTGATAACATGAAGTATATGTTCGGCCTTGAATGGAAGAAAGAGTTCTTCGTGACTAACTATGAGCAGCTAAGGACAACCTATGGCGAGCGTTATATCATTAAGAAGAAGATAGCTGATGAAGATGGTAACGTTACGTATGACTACGAGTGGATACCCGGGCTTAATCCACCGTTGATTATCTGGGATGAATGTCATAAGCTAAAGAATGACACTTCAACTCAGCATCGTGTTGCATTGGCGTTGAACAAGCTACCTACTGGCTATAGGACTACGCAGATAGGAATGTCTGCTACTCCTTGGTCTAGGATTGCAGATTGTAAACACTTCACTATTAGCGCGGGACTTAAGATATGATAACGATAAATAACAACATAAATAAACGCACAATTGCCTTATCTAGTGTAGAGGTAGGCGATGCGTTTCTGGACGGTGATGAACTGTGTATCTGCGTAATGCATGGCTTAGCTAAAGCTGTGATAAATCTAACTAAGCAATACCAGCAAAGTGTGCCTAGTGTAGGCACAAACGACGGTTCGCGTAATGTGCTGTTGGTTAGCCTTAAAATAGACATAACAGAATGACCTACTCTGATGAAGCAAAAACAAACACTGAGTTAGCTATTGACATTGCTATTATTATATTCCTAGTAGGCTTAATCATTGGAGCTTATGGAATGCAGATAGTTAGAGACAAATACTGGAAGAATGAAATCGAACTAAACTACAAACTAAAGAAATGAACAGAGCAATAACTGAAGAAGACTGGACTGCTTTCTCCAAGGCTATAGCTACGGATAAGAATCCTTTACTTCACTCTCCTGCAGCAATGGAGAGATACATGACCTACGCTAAGCCTTACATCACTGAAGTGCGGTCGCCCGTAGGCAAGTTCAAGTCACACAATAGCTGTGAGTTAGTAGACTTCCTTACTCCAGAGGACAGAGCCTACTACGAGGAAGCTGAGATTAGGCTGGCTGAGAAAC